TGGTTGTTCATATAATGGTTGTTCAGAAGAAGCGTATATTGGTTGTTCATATAATGGTTGTTCAGAAGAAGCGTATATTGGTTGTTCATATAATGGTTGTTCAGAAGAAGCGTATATTGGTTGTTCAACAGAACCATATAATGGTTGTTCATATAATGGTTGTTCAGAAGAAGCGTATATTGGTTGTTCAACAGAACCATATAATGTTTCTTCATTTAATGGTTGGTCAGAAGAAGCGTATATTGGTTGTTCAACAGAACCATATAATGTTTCTTCATTTAATGGTTGGTCAGAAGAAGCGTATATTGGTTGTTCAGCAGAACCATATAATGTTTCTTCATTTAATGGTTGTTCAGAAAAAGCGTACATTGTTTGTTCAGCAGAACCATATAATGTTTCTTCATTTAATGTATTTTCATTTTGGAAAGATAAATTTATATTATTTGTTCTAGTTCTAAAAGTATTTAAAATATTAATACCAGTTTCTAATTTATCTTTTACTAGTTCGGTAATATTAATTTCTTCGAAGGTTTCTTTTGAACTAGATGATAAATCAAATATTATGTATAAATAAAATATTAAAATTAATATTAAAAATATACTAAAAATTTTGTTCATATATAAATATGATAGAAACAAAATTTTTATTATAAAGAAAAATATACAGACATATTTAATGAGTTTTTTTTTATATGATTTTAATAATGAATTTAATTTTGATAAACTATTATTAGGAAAAAAAATTAATTTTAATAATAATTTATTTAGATATTATTTATATTATTTAGATGGAATTCCTAAAGAATTATATATTAAATTACCGTCAATACGAATAATTTATTCCTATAAAAATAATAAATATAATCAAATAAAGTTACCTATATATCCTGTATACGATCAAACAAATAAATTTATTCAATTTATAAAACAATTAAAAAAAAAAATAAAAGAACTAATAATATTAGATAAACCATTAACTATATTAGAAAAAATAGATAAAATTAATATTTTAAAAATTAATGTTCCTATAGATTTTAAAATTAAATCAAAAGAAAAAATAATAATAAAAGATTTTAAATTAAATAGTGAATTATACGGTATACTAAATATACCTTATATTTGGGAAAATGAAAAATCATTTGGATTAGCTATTTGTGCTTTAGAATTAAATTATATTCAATCTAGTAATGAATTTGATAATCATTTTATTGATAATAACCTTGATACAGAGATAATTATAAATAAAATAGTAAAAAAAGATAATAAACCTGATAAACCATTAAAAAATAATAAGTTTATTATTTCTCCTAATTTATTAATGGAAACCATGAATAAGTTAAATAAAATTAGTTCCAACGGGCTTTCATAAAAATACCATTATTAGTTGCTACGTAAGGGCTATTTTTACTTGTTACTACTGGTGGAACATTTACTCCAACAACTGGTGTTGAAACAAATGATGTACCTGCAAAAGGAGAAACAATAGTAGTACCAACTGCAGGAGAAACAATAGGAGCAACAGCAGGTGAAACAATAGGAGCAACAGCAGGTGAAACAATAGGAGCAATGCCAAGAGAACCGATGCCAGGAGTAGCAATTCCAGGAGCAAGCATAGGGTATGTAACATTTGTATAAGGATATACATCAATACCTACTTTATTTTTTTGATTTTCTTTATAATATCTTAATCTTGCTTCCCAATGTTGAGATTGATCTTTAATAATTAGATTATTTATATTTAAATTATGGTTAAATTTTACATAATTTTTAATAGCTTCTTTAAAAGAATCACCGTATATTGGTGTAACTATAGGAGATACAATTTGATAGATCATATATATATAATCCTATATATTAATTTTAAAAATTATAATTAATTATAAATTTTAAAATTAAATAAGCTTAAAGATTTGTTAACATAAATTAATAACCATATGGGTATAAAAAAATTATTATTATTTTTAAACAATTATCAAGATTTAGTATGTGATACTAAGATAACAGATTATAAAGGAAAAAGAATTGCGGTTGATATTAGTTTATTACTTTACAAAATTGTAATAGGTGTAAGAAATACCGGTTCTGATATAACAAACAGTAAAGGTGAGTCGGTAACACATATTTTTGGATTATTTAATAAAACAATATTATTATTATCACATAATATAACACCTGTATATATATTTGATGGCAAACCATCCGCATTAAAAGATAGTGTAATATTATTAAGAAATAAAACTAAACAAAATGCATTAAATAAATTAAAAGAATCAGAGAGTGAAACTGATAAAATTAAATTTTACAAAAAGTCAGCAAAAATAACAAAAAAAGAATTAGATGAATGTCGGGAATTACTAGATTTAATGGGTATACCATATATAAATTCTCCAGAAGAATCAGATTCACAATGTGCTTATTTAGCAAAGACTGGATTAGTAGATGGTGTATATACTGAAGATATGGATATATTAACTTTTGGGTCACCCTTAATAATTAAAAATTTACTTAGTTCAAAAAATAAAATACAAGAAATTAATTTAAATAATGTATTAGAAAAATTAAAACTAACATATGATGAATTTATTGATTTTTGTATTCTATTAGGATGTGATTATTCAAATGGTATTTCAAATATAAATTGCCAAGTTATATATGATTATTATGCACAAAATAAAAATATTAATACTACATTAAAAGCATTAAAATCAAATAGTTACAATGTTCCAAATAATATAAATTATGAAGTAATAAAAGAATATTATAAAAATGCACCATATATTGAAGTAGACACATCAGAATTAGAAATACAACCAATAAAAACAAATGAATTAATAGACTTACTTGTTAATACATATGGTTTACTTAAATATAAAATAATAAAAAAATTAGCAGTATTAAATAAAGTATCTAAATTATGCGTTCTTGATTAAAAAATAAATGATTATTATATAATGATATTTACTGAAGATTTATTAAAAGTAATTATTAAAGATTATTTTAATCAAGATAATATAAAAAATTATATATACTATGATCAAAATTTTTTTATAGCTTTAACTTTATTATTAAATAATATGGTATCTAAATATTATATTGATAATTGTATGATATTTTTTGGAAATCATATATATATAGATATGAATAGATTACTTGATCAACATGATCATTTTTTAGAAATACAACCACTTATTTATTTTCTATATGAAATAATGTGTAAGATGAATTTATTAAATCATTACATAAATATAACTGATATTAATTTATGGGAAGAATTAAGTAAACATAAAGAATTTAATTTTTTATTTACATTAATAAATAATTTGAAAGTTGATAATATTAGTGATATGCTAAATGTCTTAAAAATATAATAGTAAAATAGTTAATGAATAAAATATCTAAAATTTATTATATTAATCTAGATCGAAGACCTGATAGAAATGAACATTTTTTAAAAGAATGTTCAAAAAAAAATATCAATACTAAAAAACTTGTTAGATTTCCAGCATTAGATGGTAATATATATAAATTTTCAAGATATGAACTTGATTTATTTAAAAATGTTGATTATCGAAATAAAGAATATAATAAAAAAATAATGGGTAATCAATTAAGTCATTATTATATTTTAAAAGATATGATAAAAAATAATTATGAATACATAATTATTTTTCAAGATGATGTTATATTTAGAAAAGATTTTATAATGCAATTAGAAAAAGTTATGTATAGTTTACCAAAAGATAGTGAAATAGTTAATATCGCTTTTCATAAATTTGCATCATATGAAAAATTTATTCCTTGGAATCTTGACCAAACTGCTGAAGATCAATCAATGGCAAAAAAAAATATAACCAAAGGAGTTTGTATTTTAAATGACACAATAAATCCATGTTCATTGGGTTATATAGTGACATTAAATGGAGCAAAGAATTTAATAGAACATTTTGAAACAAATGGATTTTATAGGGCAACTGATTGGAATTTTAATATGTATTTAATAGAAAAGAATATATTTTATGGTTCAAGGATAGTATTATGTACTGGAGATCCTAGTTTAGGATCTGATATTTTTAAATAATAATCTATACCATATTATTATGTTTTTCAATAATATCATTTAATATATTTTCAGGTATTGATTCTTTTAGGTTATCAATAATTTCACTAGCAAATGGATTTCTATCATGCTCATTATTAAATCTAACTCTAAATACTTCTATTAATTTTTCATAATGTTCAATATTTTTTCTTCTTTTAGTTATTTCATTCATTTGTTTAATTTCAATTTCATCTACTCTTTTTTCCTCTCTAAACCATTGATGACGAAAATCATCTGTTGTTACTAATTCATCGCAGATTTCAGGTTTTTTAAGTAATTGAAATGCATCACGTTTGGGTAGATCATTTTTATATGCAAATGTATGTTTAAACTCTAGAATAATAGAATCTTTAATCATTGGACTTACTTCCATTAATCTATCAAATTCTTCTTTTGATATTTTTAACATATGAGATGCATGTATACGTTCATCTGGATGTTTTGCTAATTCTACTTTAATATTTCTATAAAATTTATCCCATGATATTGAACTAACACGATGAGCTTCATTTAATTCTGAAATTTTTAAAAATTGTGCAATTGTTGATAATATAGCTGCTAAAATATTAACACCTCCAATTACATTAGAAGCAATTGATTTAACAGGGTCTTGGTAACTTTGAAAAGCAAAATTTGCAGTACCGGTTAAAGTAGACATAATAATTACAGGAATAGTAAACCATGCATTAGCTCTTGAGTATGATAAATTAGATCTAGCATGTAACCATCTATAACACATAGCTTTATCTGCCCATTCAACAAGAATTTTTTCATGCTCTACTGACCATGGGTGGTCATCTTTAACATTATCAATATCTATTGAGTCGTTTTCTGGTAAAGTATTATCTACATTACTATTCATTTATATATATTAATTTAGATTTTTCTAAATTAATATAGATATGGAAAATATTAACATTCAATCTGTTACGAATTTAAAAAATAAATTTGCTGAAATTTTAAAATTTAGATCAGGAATTCATATTAAATTAGAGAATTTAGATTTTAAAATTACTAAATTAAAAGAAATTTATCATAAATTTGTAAGTGAGAGTAAAACAGAAGTCAGTTTTGGTTTAGATTCTTTATATTTTCAGGGTAAGTTAATTAATATTGAATTAACAAATATGAAATCATATTATAAATTAATAAATAATAGAATGTATTGTGTTTATTATAAATTATATAAACTAATAGTTGATTATATTAATAAAAATTTAACTGAGAAGAAAATAGTTGATTTAATAAATATTAGTAATTATCCAGTTTATAAAGATTTGGAACCATATAAAGATTATGATTTTAATATTACAACAAAAATTCATAACAATATTATAGATATTATAAATGCATTAATTGATACAGTAGGTATTAAAATAGAAGAGTTAAATACTCTAGAAATTACTAAAAATAATGGAATAAATATAAATAATTATATTAATAGCTACAGACACAAAGCAATATTAATTAAAGAACAAACTTTTTTATTTATAAATTATATGGAATTTTTAAATATGACTCATTATAATTATCATCAAAGATTTTTTGCAAGATTAACATTATTAACATCCCAAATAGATAGTGATATTGATTTTGATGATAAAAATAATAATGCGCATATGCAAGATAATTTAATTAATGATTTAGAATCAAATAGTGATATTAGTCAGACTGAATCACACGATTTTGATGAATTATTTGCAAATAAAATCATGTCTGCTAAATTAGAAGCTGCTAAATTTAAAAAATTATGATGATATATCAAATCGATAAAAATGTTTAGATGAGTCAAGATATGTATCTAAAGTATGTTCTTGATCATATATATCTTCAACATCTGTTTCATAATCTTCAAAATTTAAATCTTTGGGTTCTCCAATAGGATTAAAATATGAATCCATAGCTTGAACTGATATATTTGTATATTCTCTTATATTTTTTTTTTGTAAAATATTTTCGAAATCATCAATTCTTATATCTAATTTAGATAATGGTATTATAGTTACAAACTTACTATTATAATATATATATAAAAAATACTTATCGACTATTATAGATTCAATATAGTTAGCTTCGGTGGTGTCTCTTAAATGAGTATAATCATTTACATACTTAGTTGTATCTATTTTTTTTGAATCGGCTTTTAATTGTAAATATTTTGATTTATATTTTAAATATTTATTTTGGAATGACATGTATATATAAATATATTAGATATTTATATTTGCATTTGTTTATAATAATTAAATCTATCACCATAATCTTTTTTACAAATAATAAAAATTTGTAGTAAATAGTTACACTCTAAATTTTTAATAATATCTTTATCTATTTTTATTTTTAAAAATTTTATAATATTCCTAATTGGTACTACTGATTCAAAACCATATGTTTTTGATAATAAATCACTAATATAATAAGTATAGTTATATATTATTGGACAACTGTTTCTAAAATAATTATATAATATTTCTTTCAATATTGCAGTTGATATTTTATCATAATTAACAAAAGCAAAATTAGTTAGATTAAATTTTTGATTAGTTGATTGTTGAATATCAATTAACCAATTATTATAGATTTCAAATAACATTAATGGATCAGATGAATTATTTTCAAATGTAGAAATAATTTCATAATCATAATTAACTAATATTGAATTAAAAAAAGTAATATTTTTTGTATTAATAAAATAATTGATACAATAATATTTCATAGATCTTATATTATATTAGAATTTATACCTTGGCTAGGCTTTTTAATCCAGTTAAACATTGTTTATCACAATACCATTTATTAAAACCAGCAATTTCAATAATAAAGTGTAATAAAACACCAGTTACGAATAAAATAATATTGATATTATTTAAATATTTTTTTCTTTTTTCAGGATCGATTTCATTAATAAAGAAATGAAAGATGATTCTACCAATTAAGAGAGTAACAATACCAATTACCATTGATTCACCAATTGTTTGAGAATTAACTAAGCAATTTAAGGTATCTAAATGTGTCATTATATTAAGATATATTTTTTTTCTATAGTAATTTAAAATGAATTTTGAAAAATATGTAGTATATATAACTGTTCAAAAAAAAGATTTAGATTTAAATCATCCATTAAATGTATTTAGTAACTCACAAGTAACAGGAACTGGATTTTATATTGATAAAGGTATTATTTTGACATGTTATCATGTTGTTCAAAATAGTTTAGATATAATGGTTAATGTTTTTAAAAATAATGAAAACATAAAAATTAAAGCTAGTATTAAACATATTTTTCCTGATGATGATTTAGCAGTGATTGAATTGGAAGATAAAGAAACAGATCATATTATATTAGAATATGAAATAATTAAAACTAAAAAACCCAATATTGAAGTTAATACAATTGGATTTCCATTAAATTCTACAACTGTTAAAATTAATAAAGGGATAATATCTGGATTTCAAGATTCTAATATACAAACTGATTCTACATTAAATTCTGGTAATTCAGGTGGTCCATTAATTATTAATAATAAAGTAATTGGAATTAATCAATCAAAAATGTCAGGGGAAGCTTCAAATACAGGTTATGCAGTTCCAATATTTAGATTTCTAACATTATATAAATTAAAAAATAGCAGTTTAAAATTAATAAATAATAAACCAAATTTATTATTCAAGTATCAATTAAATAAACAAAAATTTTATAATTTTGATTGTGGTGTTAGAGTTTGTAAAATACATGATTCTTCTGTATTACATAAACATAGTATAGAAGTAGACGATCTTATTTTAAAAATTAATAATTCTAAAATTGATCAGGAAGGTAAAATACAATTTAGTTTTTTTCCTGAAAAGATTATTTTGCATGAAATTGGGTTATGGTTTACTGTTGGTGATACATTAACTATTACATACTATTCACATAAAAGTAAAAAAATAATAGATGTTAAAATATTATTATCATATACAGAAACAAATTTATTAGAATACTATACAGAATCAACAAGACAATATAATTTTGAAAATAAAGGGTTAGTATTTAGTGTATTTACCAATTATCATGTTGATGAAATAAAAGAGATTAATATGTCATTACATAGTAAAGTTAAATTATTAAGTAGATTTTTAGATATTAATAATAAATTTACTGTATATTTATCAGATTTAATACATTCAAAATTAAATTTTACTGAATATCCAATTAATGAAATTGTTACACATATTAATTCCAAAGAATTAGTGAGTTATGATGTATTAGTAAATATTATGAAAGAACCAATTACTAGTTTTATAACAGTTGATAATTCTATTTACTATGTTAAATAAAAATTGTCTTATGAACGAATAGATTAAAGAATATTCTAAACCTATCTACTAGAATTTTTATAAATAATAAAAATTGTCTGCTCTCAATAGAATTTGTTTTACAAATTCTAAACCCATCTACTAGAATTTTTATAAATAATAAAAATTGATTAATAATATTTAAAGTATAATGTATAGTATATATTATGCCGAAAAAAGTTAAAAGTAAAAAAATAGAAACGGAAGATGAACCAGATGATGAACCCGAAGATGAATCTGAACTTGAACCAGAAGAAGAACAGATTGAAGATACAGATGACTTATCTATAAATGACGAGGACGAAGAAGAAATTGAAGAATCTGATGAAGAAGATTGTTTAATTGAAAAAACTATAAATGAAGATAATCAATTATTTGATAATGTTTATAATAGTGAAGAGCAGCCAGTAAATAAAGAAGTAATAGTAGCTAAAGAAAATCGTATAACCATTAATAGACTTACTAAATATGAAATGGTTCGAATATTAGGCGAACGTACTAAACAATTAACTATGGGTGCAAAACCTTTAGTTAAAAATTATAATAATTTAAGTTATGAAAAAATAGCAGAAGAAGAACTTAAATTAAATATGATTCCATATAAAATCAAAAGACCATTACCAAATGGTAAATTTGAAATCTGGACACTTGATGAATTATATAAAGATCATATATTATCACAGTTAGAATAAATTACCAATTGTAATAACAAACACAACAAATATAATTAATATTATAAGTGTATTTATCTCTAAAGAATACTGCTTCTTTTTTTGCTTTACTTGTATTTGTTTTGCATGAACTATTTTTACAAATATAGTCATGTGTTCTTGGTAAAATTGGATTATTACTTAATAATTTATTATCTTCTATATTTTTTATTTTACTATTTTTTTCTGTTAAATCATACTGATATAATAAAACAGATTCATTAATTTCCTTTGTATAATTACAGTTATAACATTTAAATTCCGCTCCAAGTATATTATTTACTTGGAATAATTTATTAAATTTTTCTTTTTCGGTTTCATTTAATTTTTTAAATTTAGAATTACATTCTAATTCTTCAAATTTAAATTCTGCTTTAAAATTATTAAAACTGTCATTACTTTCAAACAATTTCATAGCTTCATTTGGTTTCTTCAACGCTACTTTATTTTCTGTTGAATCAGACCCGAATGATTTTGAAATATCAAAAGAATAATTGCATTTAGGGCAAAAGTACATACTTATAATTAATATAACTTATATTTTTATATATCAATTTTTATTTTATTATTTTCTTTAACAAATAATAAACTAGTAGTTAGGTTTATAATTTACTTTCTAAATTCTAATACATCTATTGAGAGCAGACAAATTTTAATCTAAATATAATATAATGGGATGCTGGGATGTGTTCTGCTTTATTTGTGGTAATCCATGTCATTCAATGTTAAATGGTTATATAGATGATGTTACAAAAGATTTTAATTTAGAAAAAATACCATCTAAATATTCAAAATATACTAAAGATAAAATAAAAAAATTACAATCATATCCAAATTTAATTATTGATTTAAAACAATTAAAAACTAATTGGATGAATAAATGCACCATGCTTTTAATTAATGATAAAATAGTTCATGGTGTACAAGAATCTAGTTGTAACGTATCATTTACTAAACCAAATTTTAGTGCTACACACATGGGTGCACAAATTATGGAATATGATTGTTACAATGGCGATTGTGGAGTTTTTATTCATACAGACTGTTGGAAATTCATTAAAAAAAATTATAAAATTGAATTAAAATTTAGTAATCTTCCTAAATTAATTTATTTAAAATCAAATCAAATGCGTAAATTAACTCCTACTGAATGGAATAAAACATTTGATATAGATTATGGTGATATTGAAAAATATTGGGAGCAAGATTTTGATTTTGCTGCATTAGTAGCTGATAAAAAAAAATACTTATGTTCAAGTCCATTAAAAGAAGATAAAAACATCAAACAAATAAAAAAAAATATATCTGCATTAAAATTAAAAAATGAACCAGAAAGAGTAGGTCCTTCTGTTAGTGCAACTTTTTATGATGAAGGTGATATAAAATTAGGTAAAAATAAATATTTCTGGATCAAAAAAAATAATAAATGGTTACTAATTAATGAAAAACCAATTAAAATAATTACTAAGCCAACAGACAAATTAATTAAAATACCATATATTGGTCAATCAAATGTTAAACCAGTATTTATTATTTCAAATGAAAAGAACAAATTAGAATTGTTATTAACTGAATCTTATAAAAATATATTAGTACAAAATAAACATTTGATTATGAAATGATGTTATTTTATTATATTCCATTAATTTTGGTATTATATAGTTTAATACAATACAAGTATTATCAAAAAAATCTTTATTACTTATTGTTTTAATATAGTCAGACAATTTATCATATTTATTAGCTAAAACAATTAAATCAGAAACATCAATAATCTTTTTCTTATTAAATTTTTCTAAATAATAAATTAATTTTGAATCAACTACTTTTAAATTTTTAATAATGCTAATATTTTTATTATAATTTTTTAACATTATTTTATTTTTAACTTCATTTTCATTATATGGTAAAAATCCTAAATTACCATAAAATGTTTTTCCAGTTTTTAATATTTGTAAATCTCCTAATGATATATTTTTCTTCAAAAATGAATGATCTGTTACTAATATTTTTTTTATTTTAAATTTATCATTATACTTTTTTATTACAGCAATTGTTATTTTTACAAGATGTGTACCAATATTATTTATCAATGTTTGTGAACATTTAATTCCAGTCGAAGTTAAATTTGTTATTTCTGCAATTTGTTCATCTTTATCAATTGTTAAAACAACACAGTTTTCATCATTATTTGAATATAATATATATATTTCTGTTGTTTCATCTTCTAATTTTTTAAAAATATATTATTCATTTAAATATTTTATTTTTAAGTCACTATGACTCCCACCTAATAATTTATTAATTTTATTATTTAATAATTCAAATTCTACTTTATTTTTTTTATTAATAATTGATTTTTTAAAATTTTAATTATTTGATTATCCATTACTATAGATAATAAAATATTAATCACTATCTGTTACATAATAAAATGAATCTTTTGAAGAATCACTGTCAGAACAACTTGAATCTTCTAAAGAATCTTTAATTTCCAGATCATTAATTTTTTTATTCCATGTATTTTTAACTATTTTTTTATGATTATAACTTAATTCATTAAAATTTGTTATATATAACTTTTTATTATTATCTAAATGAGCTATATTTTTGATTTCTTTTATCATGCGGTGTGTATAGAAAAATATAAAGATTTTTCTATTCACAACCACAATCGCACATAATAGAATTTGCGTTGCAAATTCTATTGAGTGCAGATCGTTTCCAATTTTAATTGTTTTTTCTTAGACAAATCATCTTTAACTTTATCGTATAGTAAATTTGTTATATTTATAGATGATAATAATATATTATCAAAGAAATCCTTCTTATTTTTTTTTTCTATTTCGTTATTATCATTATTAAAAACATTAACGTATTTACCTTCTAAACTATTATTATAAAAACTGTCTGTACTCAATAGAATTTGCATTGCAAATTCTATTATGTGCGATTGTGGTCGTGAATAGAAAAATCTTTAGATTTTTCTATACACACCGCATGGTTTTCTGGAATCTTTTCATTAAAATTTACATATTTTATTGCATGATATAAACAATTTTTTTGTTGGCGAAATATATTTTTAATATCATTAAATGTTAATTTGTTAAGTGATTCTTCACCTATTTTATTTATTATAAATGTATTATTATTTATGGTTCCATTATTTATGTTGTTATTATTATTTGTTATATTACTATTTTTTGTTACTATTTTATTATTTTGTTTTTTATTAAGTTTTTCTATTTCTATTTTCAAGTTTTTATTTTCTTCAATTATAAATTCTTTACTTTTACAAATTTTTTGATGTTTGGATTTGTTACTTCTATCATTAAATTTTTTTTTACAATATAAACAATTATAAAATTTATTAGGTACCTCAAAAGTACCACATACTACCTCAAAAGTACCACAATTTTGTACTGAACTACCACAAACTACCACACTATCATTATGAAATTTCTTATTGTGGTTCCATAAGCTCTTATAAGATTTATAGTTTTTATTACACAGTTTACAACTATGTGATCCACTGGGGATATCCATTTATTATATAGTAGAAATTATATTCTTATATAATTTTCAAAAGTGGAAAAGTGGATATCCACTTTTTAAAAAAATTTTTTTTTTTTTTTGAATTAAAATATAATTTAATATATGGATTGTATAAAAGATTCAATTGAAACATCTGTAAAATTAAAGTTATTTAATAATAAAGAAGATTCTATGAAAGCTCATATTTATAAATCACAATTAAAAAAGATTCTATTATCAAAATTCAAAAATGTAGTAAATTTTAATTCAAATCGATTACAAGATTCTGCAATTAAAGCATATCCTATTTCAGATAGACCTCGTGGTGCAGCAGATATAAATAGTGTAAAATATTATCAAAGATTGATAAAAAAAAATAAAGTGATTACACCAATTTGGTTATTATTAAAGAATAACAAATATATTTTATTAGATGGTGCACATCGTATAGTAGCCAGTTACATAGAATTACAAAAATATATTAATTGTTATGTAATTGAATTATAGGTCTAAGTAAAATATTTAAATTCTAAAACCATATAATGAAAACTTTCTTTTTTTTATTTACATTTTTAAAATACAAAAATAGAATATTTATGACGGTAGATACAGATAATAAGAATAGTCAATGGATCTCTATAATTAGAGCAAACAATTTTTCATCAATAAACAATATTTATAATGGTTATGATTGTCGGCATAAAATAACTGAAGATATAAATTATAATGAAATTGAAAAGATTAAAGAAAATATTAATAAATATAATTTATTAAAAACGTTAGAAGATAATAAAATACCTATACAACATAAAATTAAATTAATAGATAATTATAATAAAAACAATTATCAATCAGTATATGTAACTAATATTACAAAAGGTGGATTATTTAAAGATTGGGATTTCAAATTATAAAAAATGTAACGATATGTTAGAATTTTACAAGGTAAATTCTAATTATATCTACTAATTTTTTATATTAAAAAATGTAACGATATGTTAGAATTTTACAAGGTAAATTCTAATTATATCTACTAATTTTTTAATATAAAAAATGAAATAAATATATAAAAAGTATATTTTTATATATGTATGTCAGTTAAACTTATCAGTTATTCAAAACAGGATGATAAATCATTATTAGATTCAGTTGCTTATTGTGCTAGAGTATCAAATCCAGCAAATCAAAATAATACTGAAACAAATGAAAAACTTATTAGATATTTAATTAAAAATGAACATTGGTCACCACTAGAAATGGTAAGTATTTGTCTAGAAATAGAAACTACACGTGATATTGCTAGACAAATTCTACGTCATAGATCATTTTCTTTTCAAGAATTCTCACAAAGATATGCAGAAGCAAATACAGATTTTGTAATAAGAGAAACAAGATTACAAGATAAAAAAAATCGTCAAAATAGCATAGAAAATAAAGATTATAAATTAGAAGAAGAATGGGAAAATATTCAAGACCGCGTTGCAGAAATGGCAGAGACAGCTTATCTATGGGCAATCGATAAAGGAATTGCCAAAGAACAAGCACGTGTTATTTTGCCTGAAGGAATGACAAAGTCGAGAATGTATATGAATGGAACACTAAGATCTTGGGTTCATTATATTAAATTACGTTCTGGTAATGGAACACAAAAAGAACATAGAGAAATTGCAATTGAATGTGCTCAAGTAATTGGAACAATATTTCCAATGATAAGTGAGTTTGTAGATAAACCATTAGAGACAGATCAAAATATTTAATAAGTGAATAAGGTACAACATAATATAATACTGATGTAAAAGTATATATTTTAATTTATTATGTATGTTTTATGATGGATGTCATCAAAATTATATACACCTAAACACGAGACTTAAAAAAAATGAAAAATATATATAAAAAATCATATATATAGTAATTAATGGAAGATTTAAATAAACTTAACCCAAATAAAATCAGAAAATATCAAAGTTCAGTAGAAAACTTTTTAGACAAATATAGAGTTGGACCTGGTTCAAATATTAAGTATACGCATGTTGCGATGGGCGAACACTTTACCGGTAAGTTTATGTTAGATAAAAAAGCACTGAAAGAATTATATAAATTGTATTCTGAAGCAGTAGACTATGGTTTAACATTTAGTATTGCGGAGAAGCCAAAAGATTATGGTCCATTATTGGTTGATATTGATTTGGAAGTTCCAAAAGATACATACAACGATGGAAGATTATATAATGAAGATATGATTTTTGAAATTATAAACACATATCGTGAAGTAGCAAAAGAATATTTAGATTTATCTGGTAATGAAGTTGTTGCAAGTGTTTTTGAAAAACCAGAAGTAACAAAAAAGCAAAATGTTATCAAAGATGGGTTTCATGTTATTTTTCATGGTATTTGTGTTCATTATAAATTAAGATTTTTGATACGTCAGAAAGTTGTTGATAAATTAAAGAATAATGTATTGTTTACATGTTTTACCAAATCAATTAATGATATTATTGATAAAGCAGTTGTTAATACAAATTGTTGGTTACTTGTTGGATCAAAAAAGAAAGATGGACACTTATATGAATTAAAAAATATTTATGACGATGAAAATAATATTATTGATATCACAAAAACGTTAAGTAACAAATATAAATTAATTAAATTATATTCTTTACAAGATAAATTAAGATGTGAAGAAAATGCTAGTACTTTTTTAGATGGTATTACCCATGAAGATATTGAACAAGAATTTAGTAAAGTAGGTGAAAGACCAATTAATAATCAACATAATTTTGTAGAATCTAATATTCCCGAGAATAAAGAAGATGATATTCGTCGTGCAAAAATATTAGTTTCATTTCTATCAAAAGATAGGGTTGATTCATTTGATACATGGATGAATGTTGGTTGGGCTTTACATAATACTGATAATTCTTTGTTAAGCACATGGATTGAATTTTCTAAACAATCTTTAAAATTTAAAGATGGCGAGTGTGAAGAAAAGTGGTACCGAATGCGTAATGATGGTTATACTATTAGATCATTAATGTATTGGGCAGAAGAAGATAACTACCAGAAATATCATGAGTTTATTAAACAAGAATTCAACGATGTATTAAATAAAAGTTTAGATGGTAGCACATATTTTGTTGCGAAAGCATTATATACTAAATTTATGGAAAGATTTGTGTGTGCTGATTTAAAATCAAATTCATGGTATGAATTTAGAAATCATCGTTGGTTCCCTGTTCATGATGGTTATACTTTGAAAAAAGAAATTTCTGAATCATTTGTTAATGAATATTTACAATTAGTTTCTAAATACAGTGTTAAAGCTACTAAATTAACAGGTGTTGAAAAAGATGAAGCACAACAAAAAGCATCTAGAACACAGAAAATTGTAGAGAAATTAATGAATATTTCATTCAAAGATAAAATTATGAAAGAAGCAGTTATACTATTTTATGATCCTAATTTTGAAAAGAAATTAGATGAAAATTATGATTTGATTGGATTCAGTAATGGCGTCTATGATTTAGCAAATAATGAATTTCGTGAAGGTAGACCAGATGATTTTATTTCTAAAAATACAAATGTTGATTATTATCACTATAATGAGTCAAACCCATATGCATCTAAAATGCATAAATTTTTTAAAGAAATTCTACCAATTGAAAGTGTTAGAAAATATTTTTTATTGTCTTTAGCATCATGTGTTTCAGGCCATAATAAAGAAGAAAAATTACGTATTGCAACAGGTTCTGGGTCAAATGGTAAAAGTTTAATATTCGGTTTAGTTCAACAAGCATTAGGTGATTATTATATTTCTTGTCCAATTACAATTATTACGAGAAAACGAAATTCATCAAATTCTGCTTCGCCAGAATTATTAAGAATAAAAGGAACACGTTGTGGATGTTTTCAAGAAACAGATGATGGTGAAAAATTAAATGTTGGTATTATGAAAGAAATTACTGGTAATGATAGTTTTATGGTTAGAGGTTTATATTCAGATCCAATTGAAATTAAACCCCAGATTAAATTTTTCTTAGCATGTAATCAACTTCCAGAACTTCCTTCTGTTGATGGAGGTGTTAAAAGAAGACTTTGTAATATTTTATTTGGTTCTAAATTTGTTGAAAAACCTGTAAAACCAAACGAATATTTAATTGATAGTATGTTAAAACAAAAAGTAAAAGATTGGGCGCCATTATTTGCTAGTTATTTGGTTCACCTATATACTAATGAATATAAAATATTGCCTTATCTTACTGAACCAGATGAAGTAAAACTTTCTACTGAGAATTATATTGCTGAAAATGATCATTTTACTGAATTTTTCAGAACTCGAATTCTTGTTACGAATGTTAAATCTGATTCAATTACTATTAAATCAATGTATGAAGATTTTAAAGGATGGTTCAAATATAGTCACGAAGGTATGAAATTACCAACCCAAATTGAACTTAATAAATATCTATATGAAAAGATTGGTGAACCCAAATTTAATAAATGGAAAGGCTATACTTTTAATGTAGCTGAAAATGATAATGAATCAGGCGATGGTGATGAAGAACCTAGTGCTCTTGATTGTTAATTAATTTATCTTGTTAGTAAAGTTAATTGTCTATTATGATACGTATGCGTAGCCATTGATAAAAATTGTACCGATGTGTTAGAATTTACAAGGTAAATTCTAAACCCATCTACTAGAATTTTATTATTTCCTAAAGGAAATAATAAAAATTGTCTGCTCTCAATAGAATTTGTAAAACAAATTCTATTATGAGCGACTGATCTTTATAGAAGTCTTTCAGACTTTCTATAAAAATTGTACCGATGTGTTAGAATTTACAAAGTAAATTCTAAACCCATCTACTAGAATTTTATTATTTCCTAAAGGAAATAATAAAAATTGAAAATATTATTCTAATATGGATGTATTTAAAAAAAAACTGCATGACCGTATTCGACGATATAATAAAACAATATAAACAAAAATCTAGTTATAGACCTACGGAAACTAATTATAGATCGAGTAATGATTATGCATGGAACACAATAAATAGGTTACCATCACAATTACAAAATAATGGTAATACAACCACTTCTGGTAGCGTAGCATATGGTGTTCATCAGATAATGATGTACAATAGTTCTAATATGCAAATAATTAATAGATAATTTTCATATTAATTGATTAGCAAATTAAGACACTCAGTTGCAGTTAATCTACGGTGTGGGTCTATCTCAAGCATTCCTTTAATTAATTTTAAGGTTTGTGTATAAAGATTTGGATCTAATATATTACTTAATTTATTTTCTATTTTGTTAGTAAAACTTAAATCTTTTTCCATCTTAATCTTACATTCTTTATCAAAAAAGTTTCTATGTAATTTTGTTTTTTTTAAAAAATTATATGGAAAATCACCACATACTTCATTGATTAATTTTAAGTGGTGAAAATCTCTATCGTAATTTTTATCTTTATCTGGATCAAACAATATACGCCCTGTTAATAATTCATAAAATGTACAACCAACTGCCCAAATATCGTTTGGAAAAGAACTTTTACCAATTAATATATTTTCTGGTGATCTATAATACCTAGTACCAAAAGATTCATCATAATATTCACCTTCTTCTACAAATGATCCAAAATCAGCTAAGCTAATTTTACAATCATTTAAATAAGTATCATCAATTGAATATTTATCAAGTGTTTCTTGTTCTAATACTTCATTTATTTTATTACACATTTCACCATGTATTTTTGATCTAATTTTATGTTTCTTTTCACTTGTTAATTTTTTTGTATATTCTGTTTTTGCTTTTGAATAATAGTTTTTAAAATCATCATATAATTCTATTATTCGACTATTATATTTATTAATACCTTTTATTAAAATATTATCTGATTTTATATCTGCGTGACAAACTTTCATTCTATTATGCATATATTCAACAGCTTTTAATATTTGTATCATTATTGGTTTTACCATTTCATATGGCATTCCATCTTGATATTTTCCTTTTCTAAGTATTGTATCTAAATTTCCATAATGTAAATCATATACTGAACATAAGAAATTTTTATTATCTTTAACTGATACAAATTCGTCAATTAATTTATTAAATTCAGTATATCCTTTTGGTAATTTTTTCATAAATTTATTCTCAGAAATACCTTCTTTATATTCTCTTGGATTTTGTACTTTAATTGCATAATATTTTGCGTTTTCTATATTATATCCTAACCAGACAATTGAATATGATCCACGTCCTAATTCAGTAATGATATTATATTTATTCAATATTAATCCTTTTAATTCAAGATTATCTTCATGTTCCATAAGATCATCATCTGATAATGATTCATTATATTCAGACTCGGTACTTGACATTATTATTAATTATAGGATATCTTTATATATTAATAATTAAAATAAAATATTTTATAAACTAAATTAATGAGTAAAAAATATTATGGCGTAAGAAAGATTAATTCAATTTCTAATAAATTAATTCCAGGTAATAATGGATTAAATCCAATTTCATTACAAATAGAAACACATAAATTTCCTTCACAATTTACAAAATATTATTATGATAATGATAATGTATTAAAAAATGTAGCACCATATAATAAAGATAATATAGTTAATGACGAAGATAAATTTATGTTAACACCGTCATTATTACTATCATCAACAGAGTTACTTTTTTTGTATAATATTAATGATATTACAGATTTAAATACGTATATTGATGAAAATGTAGAAAATAGTTACTTTGATACAATTAATCGTATTATTAACTGTTGGATTCGTAATAATTTTAAAGATTTAAAAAAAAATAATAGTGTTCTAATACCATTATATTTTAAAGTTTTTAATAAATTTTATCCAAAATTAGTATTTAACAAAGATGATTGTAAAACATTTATTAATAAATGGTTTAGCAATAATAAAGATGATTCATTTTATATAAATTTAGGATTTGATTTAGAAAATTATCTAAGTAATAAATATGAATCCTAATGATGATACAAAATTTAATCGCCCATTAAGATATTTTGTTCCACCTCCTTTAATTGATAGTGTATTAGTTTATCAAGACGTTAATAAAGATAAAAATTTAAGAGATATGATGACTGAATTTTATTTAAAAAAATCTATAAAATGGGTTACCAGTTACCCTGAATTTTCACATGCTAAAAAATCACTAAAATTATTAAAGTCAGATAAAGGTTATAATCTAATTTACAATCTTTTAAGAGAAATTGTAAAAAAATATAATATGAATTGGTATGATCTTAAAACATCACACTCGAAAGTAAAAGATTTTTTACGCTATAAATTAGGCAAATTTTAATATTTATCTTCGACGTTAATTTTAATATTATCTTCGACGTTAATTTTAATATTATCTTCGACGTAATTTCATTAATACTGCTCTATTTACAATAGGTTGATTAACTATTGGTTTTTGAACAACTGGTGCTTCTATAACCGGTTGTGCTTTTTGAATTTCTAATAATTTTTTCTTTAATTTATATTCTTCATCTGACTCTGTTTCAGTATCAGATGAATCATTTTCATATTCTTCATTAGCTTTTAATATTGATACTACTACTGCTTGTTCAACAATAGGTTCTTCTACTTGTTCAACAGCAATTTCAACAGCAGGTTCTTCTACTTGTTCAACAGCAATTTCAACAGCAGGTTCTTCTACTTGTTCAACAGCAGGTTCTTCTACTTGTTCAACAGCAGTTTCAACAGCAGTTTCAACAGCAGTTTCTTCTACTTGTTCAACAGAAATTTCAACAACAGGTTCTTCTACTTGTTCAACAGCAATTTCAACAGCAGGTTCTTCTACTTGTTCAACAACAGGTTCTTCTACTTGTTCAACAGCAGTTTCAACAGCAGGTTCTTCTACTTGTTCAACAACAGGTTCTTCTACTTGTTCAACAGCAGGTTCTTCTACTTGTTTAACAGCAACAGCAGGTTCTTCTACTTGTTCAACAGCAGTTTCAACAGCAGGTTCTTCTACTTGTTCAACAGCAGTTTCAACAGCAGGTTCTTCTACTTGTTCAACAACAGGTTCTTCTACTTGTTCGGCAGCAGGTTCTTCTACTTGTTCGGCAGCAGGTTCTTCTACTTGTTCAACAGCAGTTTCAACAGCAGGTTCTTCTACTTGTTCAACAACAGGTTCTTCTACTTGTTCGGCAGCAGGTTCTTCTACTTGTTCGGCAGCAGGTTCTTCTACTTGTTCAACAGCAGTTTCAACAGCAGGTTCTTCTACTTGTTCAACAACAGGTTCTTCTACTTGTTCGGCAGCAGGTTCTTCTACTTGTTCAACAGCAGGTTCTTCTACTTGTTCAACAGCAGTTTCAACAGCAGGTTCTTCTACTTGTTCAACAGCAGGTTCTTCTACTTGTTCGGCAACAGGTTCTTCTACTTGTTCAACAGGAATTTCAACAACAGGTACTTGTTCAGCAATAACATATTGTTCAGCAATAACGGGTTCTTGTTCAGAAATTTCTGATTCTTCTGAAACTGGATCTTCTAGAGTGGAATAATAACTCATTAATATGTACTATATATTAAATTTTCTTTAATTATTAATTATTTTATAAAAAAAATTATGTCTAGATAAAGAAAAAAACATAATTACTTAAATAGAATTTTTATTTAATTAATAGTAATGGAATATACTAAAGAGATATTTGTAAAAGATTATTTTGATATTCATAATTTTTATTCAAAAATTTATGGATTGAATAGAACTATTATTTTAATGCAAGTTGGATCATTTCACGAATCTTATTGTACTGATACAGATGGATTAGATCTAGTTAGTTTAGCTAGTAAATTAGATGTAGTATGTACTCGTAAAAATAGTAAAGATCCTGTATCTAAAGGAAACCCTAGAATGTTAGGATTTCCAATACATGTTACAGATAACTTTATTGAAAAATTATGTAATTTAAATTATACAGTAATTAAAATTGATCAAACATCTGAACCACCTAAACCTAAAAGAGAAATTGTTGGTATTATTTCTCCTGGAACAATAAATAAACAAATAAACTATAGTTCATCAAGTTATATTGTTTCTATGGTTATTGATAAAATTAAAGGAAATAACTTATGTATTGGTATAGCATCATATGATTTATCTACTGGTCATGGATCATATTATGAAGCCTATTCAAAACAAAATGATTTTATGATAGTATTAGATGATATTATTAGATATCTAGATACTTGTCCACCAAAAGAAGTTATATTATATAATTCATTTAGTGATGATGAAAAGATAAATAATTTTAAAATAGACGATATAGTTAATTATTTAAATATTGACCAAAATATTTTATTTAATTACAATAACGCTAAAAATAGTTCAAAATTATCTTATCAAAAGATTATATTTGAAAAAGTATTTCCAAACAATTCTACTATATTTGAAAAATTAAATTTACATTTATATAATTGGGCACGTTTTGCATTAACAAATCTTTATGAATATGTTGAACATCATCAAAATAATTTAATACAAAAATTAAATTTACCTCTCCAATTTGAAAATAATAAATTTTTATATTTGGGTAATCATTCACTTGAACAATTAAATGTTTTTAACAAAAATCCAAGTGACAAAAGTTTATTTCAAATAATTAATAATACTAAAACATCATTAGGTAAACGATTTTTAAACGATGCACTATGTAAACCGTTACTTGATAAAGATATTTTAGCTGAAAGATATGAATTAATATCTAATATTATTTCAAATAATTATTCAGAAAAATTAGTAAGTTTGTTAGAAGATATATCTGATATTGATAGATTAATTCGTAGATTAGATTTAGGTACGATGAATCCATCTGATTTATATTTATTATATTTATCATTGTATCAAATAGATAAGTTAACTATTTTTTGTAATAGTAATAATATATTTAATATTGATTATAGTTTTAATACTAAATCAATATTAGAATATTTTACTAATACATTTAATATTGACATGATTACTTCATTAAATTTTAATAATTTATCAGAATATGATAAAAATATTTTTAAGCCAAACATTTATCCAGATTATGATTTGTTAATCGAAGAATTACAATCATCTACCTGTTTTATGGATAATTTAGTATCCAAACTATCTTCATTAATTGATGATAAAAAAACATTTGTTAAAAATAATGAAGACTATAATATGATTACAGTTAAATATAATGAACGTGAAGGTCACTATTTATTCTTAACTAGTAGACGTTGTGATATTTTAAAAAAAAAATTAGAAGGTTTAAAGGAGATATCTATTGGCAAATACAAATTACAAATATCTGATTTAGAATTTGAAAAATTACCAAAGAGTTCTTCTACTAAAATAAAATGTACAAAAATAAAAGAGGTATCAAATGAATTAATTATTATAAAATCAAAAATTGCTAAATTAATGAAAGAAAAATTTAAATTACAATTAAGCTTTATTGCTAATAATTATAATAATCTATTTTCCTATTGGGCTAAAAAAATAGGATTAATTGATTTTATTAATTCTGGTGCAATTACAGCAATTAAAAACCATTATTCAAAACCAATACTCGAACCTAATGATGTATCTTTCTTTTCAGGTACTGATATACGACACCCAATAGTAGAATATATATCGAAGGATTATGAATATAAACCGCAACATTTACATCTAGGATCTAATGAATTATCTGGTATATTATTATATGGTATTAATAGTTCTGGTAAATCAACATTGATGAAATCTATTGGATTAAATATTATATTAGCACAAATTGGTTATTATACAGCAACTAGTAAATTTGTTTATTCACCATATCAAACTTTGTTTACTAGAATTAATGGTAATGATAATTTGTACAAAGGTCTAAGTTCTTTTATGGTTGAAATGATTGAATTAACATCAATATTAAAAAGAAATAATTCTAATACCATAGTATTAGCAGATGAAATTTGTAGAGGTACAGAAGAAAAATCAGCTAATATTATAGTAGCTCATATGCTAGAAAAATTATCTTCATCTAATACTACTTTTATAACTGCTACACACTTACATAAAGTTGCTAATTTACCATCTGTTAAGAAAATAAAAAATCTAAAAGCAATGCATCTTAAAATAACTTATGATGATGTAAATGATCAACTAATTTATGATAGGGAGTTATCAGAAGGTCAAGGTGATACATTTTATGGATTAACAGTTGCTAAATATTTAATGAAAGATCATCAATTTAATGAATCAACTAGTAAAATTTTATTAGAATATGATGATTATTCTGAAGTTAAAAAATCAAAATATAATTCGGATAATTTTTTAATTGAATGTGAAATATGTAAAAGTAAAAATAATTTAGAAACACATCATATAGTATTTCAAAAAGATTTTGAAAAGAAAATAACAAAATTACATTATCAAAAAGATGCTAACTATAATTTAGTTACTTTGTGCATGAGTTGTCACGATGATGTAGACCGTAGTAAAATAGTTATTAATGGTTGGAAAGAAACATCAAATGGTCGATTATTAGATTATGAAACAAATAATAAAATAATTAAAAAAAGTAAATACAGTGATGAATTAGTTGAATATATTAAATCATTGAAAAATAATGGTGATGTTAAAATGGCAAGAATTAAAATAAAAGAAACATATGATAAGAAACTATCTTCACAAACAATTTTATCATTTTGGGGTTAAATATGTAAGATAGTTATAATAAAACTAATTAAATAATAAATATTTTATAATTTAGTAAAATATTTATTTTTTGTGCAAATATTTTTCTCTTTATTCATTATAAGCTACTAGATTTAATTGGTATGAAAATAGTGCCCATTTTAAACCCTATCATTTTGATTCCGCCGCTTTTGATGAGAAAAAAGCAAGATTTTAAAATATAACAATTGGTGTTTCATTTGGTGCAACTAGAGATATTGCTTTTGAACATGCTATTCAAAAAATACTATTAGTTTTACACTAGTTGATATATGGATTTTCTAAACAAGTTAATATTGATTGGAGACATGGTGTACCACAAATTCATCCTGATAATTTCAGTAATGATGGGCGGATAAGTATAATTATTTAGGGGATATAAAAAGTTAAATTAAAATATATATTATAAAAATAATATATCCTTTAATTATAATGTTAAATTTTATTTATTATTTACTCATAATAGTAATCATATTTAATATTAAATTTTTAAAATTTTTTAATCTTCAAACATATATAAATACTGTAAATGATTTATTTATAAAATTAAAACATGTGTTATTTTCAAAATCCAGTTGTATTCAAATTAATTTAATGAATAATGATTTAAGTTTATGTAAAGTAAAAGATGAATATTATTATACTATCGCAAAAGATATTTCGATTGGATCCAGAACAATCAGGAAAGGTTATATTTGGGATGAATATTTAAGATTACAAATTGATAAAATATCAGATATTAATCAATGTGCAATTGATATTGGTGCTAATATTGGTTATCATAGTATTTATATGAGTAAAAAATTTAAACAAGTATATTCATTTGAACCACAAAAAGAAATATTCAATATTTTAAATTTAAATATTAAAAAAAATAATATTACAAATATTATAACATATAATAATGCAGTAGGTAATGAAAATAAAAAAATAAAATTATCATGTAGTAATAATTCTATTCATAATTCTATAAAAAAAATTGATGAAGATGGATGTGAAAGTGTAAATATGATTAGACTAGATGATATACAACGATTAAATAATATTGGATACATAAAAATTGATGTTGAAGGTTATGAATATAATGTGTTATTGGGTGCAATTAATTTAATAAAGAAATATAGACCAATTATTATATTTGAAGAACATAATGATATTAAAATGTTTGATACACCAAATACAATTAATTTATTAGAAGAGTTAAATTATGAAGTAATTAGATTATTACCATATGTTGATGATTATATTGCTTATCCTAAATAATATATATGTTATTCATAACTATTTAATTAATATGTAAATTAAATAATCAAGAATATACAAGGTACTCACGATGAACCATTATTTCAAGCAAATCAAATTGGTAAACTATTAGAAATTAAAAATGTATGACAAATTTAATAAATTTTGATGACACTGAAAAGGTATTATCTGAAATATACACCCTTGGTGGAAAGCAAAAGGCAACATTTTTAACTGAATTTTGTCTATATCGTTTAATTAACAACAGATCAAATAGTTATATTTCATATTATTTTCAAAAATAGTCATGTCAAGTAATCAAAGAATTCTGAAACTGGAGACATTCATCATGGTTATAAATGGAAAATCAATTTATTAAAATAAAAATAGAAAATCAATTTATTAAAATAAAAATGGAAAATTAATTTATAAAAAATTTGAATTAATATTTAATTTATATAAATCAAATATTAATGCCAGTTGAATGTAAATTTGAAAATTGTAATAAGAATGCTTCATTCAATATAGCATCTGAAACTAAAGTATTATATTGTTCTGAACATAAAACTAATGGATATTGTATGTTGTCTCAGACTCCATTTTCTTTTATTATAAATTTCTACATTTTCTAATACATCGTAAACATCACTGCTAATTTGTATTCTATCTATTTATGTGGTTGTTTGTAATCTTGATACCATATTTACGGCATTACCAACAATACATAATCTTGATATTTCATTTGCTAATAACTTCAATCATCTAATAATCAACTAAAATTATATGCAATACCTCCAGAATCTTCTAAATTAATTACCATATGAAAATAATATAATGGAATATATACACATTCCTTATCTTTTTGAATAAAAATATAAAGATCTTCTATATTTTTTTTTAATTTATTATAATTTATATTCAACCAATCAATTGCATTTGTTTTTGTTTTATTTGGATAAGATGTAATTGATTTAATATATTTAATATTTTTTTTAGAATCTGGGAAAATTAACCATAATTTTTTACCATATACTAAATAATTTATTGCTTCTAAATGATTATGCAAATGAGTTCCTGTGTATTTTTTGCCAATAAATAAATCACATCTCTCTAAATTATTAATACTTTTAGAATATGGGATATCTATCATTTTAATGATAATATCTACAAATTTATAATTTTCTTTAAATTTATTTATATTTCTTACATAATTTGGATTTAAAAATAATGAATGAAAAATATATTCATTATTATTATTATTATTTAAATAATCTTTATACAAAATACTATTAATTACAACATCACTATTACCTAAAACAGAAAAATCCAATTTAAAATTTTCTATTTTTTTTATAAAAAAATCTTTTGTAATTATATTTTTAACTTTAAAAATTATAGGTTCTATATTATTTAGATTTATATATATGTCTTTATAATTATCAATGCTAATTTTTTTACAATTATTAGTATAAATATCTTCTCTAAATATTATATTATTAGTATCTTCGAAATTATTATCATTATTTGTTTGAAAAAGATTATTTATCAGTAATATTATTAATAATAATATTATAATATATATAATTTTCATATTATATATATTATAATATAAAATAATTTATTATTTTAATATTTGTTTTTGTATATAGAAATATTATCTACCAAGATATTTTATTATTTTGGGGTTAAACAATTGTTTTCGTAATAGACTAAATATTCTGGATGTTTTGTTTTATATTTTTTAATAATTGTATCTAAATTATTATTAAAATTATATATAAGTTTATACATTGTATTTATATTTCCTAAATAAATATTATCTAATCCAAGAATTTCATCATCTATAAAAAATTTATTTTTATAAAAACAAGTATCCAGATTGTTTTTAATAAAATAAATAATCCAGTTTTGATTAATACTATTACTATTATTTAAAACATCAAAACGTAAATTAACTATTAATTCACTGGAATTCAGGTCGTTTGTAGATTTAATATAGTCAATAATTTTAAATTGACTATACCAATAATTTTTCCAGCCTAATACTGGCATTTTTGTTCCTGCTATTTTTCCTTCTAAATTACCTATTAACTCTATTTTATTATCATCATCAATAATAATATGTTTTATTAAATCTTTTAACTCTCTAAAATACTCATACATAATTTTTTCAGTTACTTCTTTTTTATTTTCATTTATTTCTCTCCAACTTATATTATTTGAAAATATGTTCCATGTATGGATATATATTTTTAAAATATTATTAGTTTCATAGATTTTTTTTAATAAATTATAAAAATCATTATTATTGAAAGTTTCTCGTAGATGTCCTCTAATTATTAAAATCATATTATATATTAAAATATTTTATATTTATGAAAAAATATAATATATTAGTAAAATAATAAATTTTTTAGCAAAATCTGTTTAACAAGGCATTTGAAATCATATTGTAAAGTTAAAAATGAATTTATAAACATTAGAAGAAATGCGTAATGAAAATAATCATACTTATAAATCTTATCTAAAACTTATAAATGTGTTAGCTTATGATAAAAAAGATCTTGTAATAAATACATGGACTAAATTAAAACAATTAGAATTATTAGATACAAATAAAGATCCTGATGAAATTATTTGGGATCGTAATATTGATTTCGATAAAACAATTACTATTTAAATATTTTAGGTTACTTTATTTATTTTAGTTATAATAAAATATTCTGTGAGAGTATTTTTTCCTTTAGTTATATTAAAATTTATATAATCTAAAAATTTCATCATAGCAATTACTGGTAAAATAAAATGATAAATTATTTTATGAATATTTTCAGCGTTTTTATTTTCATATTCAGCAGTGAAAATACCATCTTTATGAGGTGTTCCCCATGATGTTACTTTTCCATCTGACATTAAATTAACAGTTTTATCTAAACTTTTTTTTACTTTATTAAAATTTTTAATCCCATTTTTATTCATAATAATTGTATAATCACTTTTATATTTCATAGAACTAAATAAATAAAATCCAGTTACTTTTACTTTATTATTAATTATAATTGTATTTTCATTTACTGTAGTATATTCATGATCAGTTGTTCCTAAAATATCATTAATTTTTGTACGATTTTTTAAACAAATATCATTTCCTTTATTAAATAATTCTGTGTATTTATCCATTATATATTTAATTGTAGAAAAAAATTATTTATTAATTCAAATATGTTATCCATTATATATTTAATTGTAGAAAAAAATTATTTATTAATTCAAATATGTTATTAAAAGATTTTTTATATAATTTATTAGCAAAATATGATAAAACTTGTATAGATTTTTTATTATTTTACAAAAAATTATATAATAATATTGGTTTATATAGTTTTTATCAATTAGCTTTTGTATTAAATATTTAATATATAAATATTTATAATATGGATATTTTTTTATTATTTCCAATACATTTATTTTCAAATATAGATCAACTAAAAGATAAACATGTTTATTTAATAGAAGATCCAAGATTTTTTACAGATTTCAATTATCATAAATTAAAACTAGTCTACCATCGAGCAACTATGAAAAGTTATTATGATTATCTTAAAGATAATAAAATTAAAGTTCAATATATAGAATTTACAGATAAAATTTACAACAAAATAAAAAATAATTCAGTTTCTACTTATGATTTAGGTGATGATGTATTATTAAAAAAAATTAAAAAATTAATACCAAAATTAACACTGGTCAATTCATTAAATTTTTTAGTTAATAAAGAATTGATAAATACTAATTTATCAGAATTTTATTCCAAAGAAAAATATAATTTTCAAAATTTTTACAAATGGCAAAGAAAACGATTAAATATTTTATTAACTAAAACAGGTACACCTGTTGGTAGTCAATGGTCATTTGATAAAGATAATAGAAAATCATTACCTACAAATGTAGAAATTCCTAAAGTTTTAAAATTAAATGAAAATAGTTATATTACTGAAGCTAAAAAATATGTTGAAAAAAATTTTGAAAATAACTATGGATCATTAGATAATTTCGTTTATCCAATAAATCATGAAGATTCAAAGAAATGGTTAAAAAATTTTATTAAAAATAAGTTTGAAAAATTTGGTAAATATGAAGATGCAGAAACTATGCGAGATCCGTTTTTATTTCATTCAGTATTAAGTCCAATGATGAATATTGGTTTAATAACGGATACTGAAGTATTAGAAATAGTAATGCCATACCAAGATACAATAGCAATTGCATCATTTGAAGGTTTTATTAGACAAATTATTGGTTGGCGTAACTATTTATATTCTATATATTTAATAGAAGGTAGTAAATTTAAAAAGAATAATTTTATGAATCATACAAATAAAATCAATAAAAAGATAATGTGGTCAGGTGAAACAGGAATTTTACCAATAGATAATGTAATAAAAAAAATAGTAGAATATAGTTATGCACACCATATAGAAAGATTAATGTATTTAGGTAATTATATGTTACTATGTATGATTCGACCAAAAGATGTTTATCAATTATTTATGGAATGGACAATTGATGCATATGAGTGGGTAATGGTTCCAAATGTTTTTGGCATGTCGCAATTTAGTGATGGTGGTAAAATAATGACAAGACCATATTTTTCATCGTCTAATTATATATTAAAAATGAGTGATTATAAAAAAGGCGAATGGTGTAATATTTATGATTCTATATATTATAATTTCATAAATAAACATGAAACTTATTTGGCAAAAAATTATGCTACGTCAAGGCAAGTTATGTTTTGGAGAAAAAAGAAAGAAGAAGATAAAAAAGAATTAATAAAAATAGCTAATCAACATATAAAATCTATTACTAAATGATTATGTTAGCATTTACATTGTAAATTCTAAACCCATCTACTAGAATTTTTATAAATAATAAAAATTGTCTGCTCTCAATAGAATTTATAAAACAAATTCTATTATGAGCGACTGATCTTTATAAATAATAAAAATTGTCTGCTCTCAATAGAATTTATAAAACAAATTCTATTATGAGCGACTGATTTTTATAAATAATAAAAATTGAGTAATTTAGATTTAAATAATATCTTTGTAATATTATAATGAGTCTTATTATATCGCCATATAAAAATATAGAACAATATACCCGTATTGTTATAGAACCCCATCAAATGAACAGTGATATACGTAATCATTTAAAATTTAATCTAAAAAAAAAAGTAGAGAAAAAATGTAATAAAAATGGTTTTGTTGATGAAATATATAGAATCACAAATTATTCAGATGGTACAATGATACCGGAAAATCTATCAGGAAATGCAATTTATGATATATCATATCATTGTAGATTATGTATTCCAATAGAAAATTCTATAATTATTAGTCAAGTGAAAGTAATTAACCAAGAATTAGTAGTAACTATAAATGGTCCTATTATGACATTTATTCCAAAAGACAATGTTGACTCAAACATATGGAATATTGTTGACAATTATACACACAAAACTAAACCATCTATTAAACTAGCTGTTGGTGATTATATATGTGTAAGAATAATAAATAAACGTATTAATGATGGTGATACACAAATTAAAACAATTGGTATATTATTAGATTTACCTTCTGAAAAAGAAATAGAAAAATATTTTGGTAGTAAAATAATTATAGAATCAGAAGGTGAAGAAATAAACTCAAACTTTATTTAATTTTTTTGCTAAATTTAAGTATTTAGTTTTATATTTAATATATTTTGATTTATAATCACAAGTAGACAATTCTTCTGGTCTAGGTACTCTTTTCCCCATTGGTGTACGTGAGAAACCAATAGGTGCTATTGGAAATCCATTTGTTTGTGAATTAAATTCTTCTGATCCAAAACTAGGTTCTCTTTCTATAATTGGTGTACGTGGGAAGCCAATAGGTGCAATTGGAAATCCATTTGTTGGAGAATTAGATTCTTCTGAGGCAAAACTATAAGGTATTCTTGGCGGTGAATTAAATTCTTCTGGGACAAAACTAGAAGGTATTCTTGGCGGTGAATTAAATTCTTCTGGGACAAAACTAGAAGGTATTCTTGGTGATGAATTAAATTCTTCTGCTTCTGCCCGTACTTTCTGCGGCGAACCAAAAAGTTGTTTAGTAGTTTTTTCTTCAGAATCTAAATGAGCAAGCATATCTGATTCAGACTCATCTAGAATAACTCTTCTTTTTCTAGGTTTATCAGGAAAAAAACGAGCTGATAATTTAGAATCACTTTCTATTTTAGAAATAATTGCATTTAATAGTCTTAGTCGTTGTTCATCTTTTGCTCTATTTCGACTTTCATCAAAACCATCTAAATTATCACGATAAAATGATCTTAAAGTTTTAGGATTAAGAACATCGATACCATCTAAATTAATATTATTAATTGGTGATTTATCAGGTACAAAAATTAAATCAAATGTAACACCTTCAACATTTGTATATGTAATTGATTTTTCTAGTGATTCAGTAGATTTAGTAAAATTATCAAAATTTGGATGAGAAATTTGTGAATTATTATACATAAAATCAAGATCACTTGGTGGTATCATATCATTTAACTCAGCTAACATATTTAAATGTGCTAACATATATGCAATAGCAGCAGAACCACCCACTGTAAGATTACCTGTTTTATATTTTACAAAAGTATAAATCTGGTTTAATTTGGTTTCAAAATGTTTATACCAACTCATATAATTAAATATACAAAATATTTAATTATATATATTTAATAATATCTTTTTCTAAATTATTTAAAATATTTTTATCATAGTTATAGGAAATAAAATCATTAATATCTATATTATATTTTTTTAAAAAAGTATCTCGTAGATCTGTTATATTTTTACTAAAATTTCTTATTAGAGTTTTAAAATTAATATTTTTAAATTTTATTTCTTTTATTAATTTTTCTGCTAACTCTTTTGATTCAATTTGGAGATTTTTCATTTTATGATAGATCCACCAAATACACCATACGCCACAAAATCCATTTGGATCCCCAATTCTTTTACATTTTGAATAATTAATATTTTCTAATATTTGAAAACCAATAATTGGTAAATATTCATATGGTCTCTTATATTTAATATCAGAATCTAGTTTTTTAAATTTAATTTCAAGTAGTTGATCTAGTAATTTTGGATTATAATTTAAATCTTTTGGATAATTAGCACCATTTGGTTCAAATCTTTCTATTATAGATTTTTTAACATCATAAAATAATATATTAGCATGGGATCCAATATTAGTTTCTATACCAATAGGAATTATTATGTAATCAGTATTTTTTATTTTAGATTTGATTTCTTCGTCAAAATAAGTTGGCATTATCATTTTTTGATATGACCAATTTATTTCAAAATTACAAAAATCTAATTTGTAATTATAGTTAATACCCAATGATTTAAAATAATCTTCTAATTGTTTATTAGATGTTAATGGGTAGTCAATAATTATTCCCATATTATTGTTTTTAAATTTATCATATAAGAATAATAATCCAAATAAAATATCAATATGACTTCCTGTATAATAACATGTATTAACAAATATACCATTATCTAAAATTAACTCATAGTCAGTAACTTTTGGTATTGATCTATGTTCTTTTATAATAATATTTTTTATTTTATCTTTACATTTTTGTTCATTTTCTTTTTTATTAGCACAAACTAATTCCCAATCCAGAGTTAATTTATCTTTATTAATTATTAAATAATTATAAAATGAATTAATAACAATATTTATATATTCTGGTTTATTTTGAATAAAATCATATGTTGAAATATTATCATTGTTTTTAATAAAAATATTTAATTCTTTATTTTCTAATAAATCATGATTACTTAATATTTTATTTTGAAATATTAAGTATAAACATGTATTTCCATTATTATCTTGAATATTTAAATCGGTATTTTTAATTAATGTAGTAATAATATTTGGATAATCAATATAGTTTTCGTAATTTTCTAATAATATATGTAATGCTGTTTCTCCTTTTGAATTAGTTAAATTATAATTTAGTTGTGAATAATTTATAAATACTTTTATGTGATCATATAATTTATCAACAATAGCATACATTAAACTAGTATTTCCATAATAATCTTGTAAATTTATATTACAACCATTTTTAATAATATTATCAGTAATTACAGGAGGCATATTTAATACTACACACTGATGTAATGCTCCTAAACCATATTCTTTTTCTTGATTATTTAAATTTATTTGTTTCTTTAATAACATATTGATAATATCTATTTTTTTATAAGCAATTGCAAGTTGTAAAAATGATTCGTTGTTCAATGATAGAAAATTTAAATTAATATTTAAGTTAATAAAATATAAAATAATATCAGTTCTTTCATATTCTAATGCTAATTGTAAAACATTATTTCCATCATTATCTCTAATCATTGGGTCAGCGCCATTTTCAATTAGTAATTTTAAGCAATCTATATTATTTAAAATAATACAATAATGTAATGCTGTTAGTCTAAGATTATCTCTAATATCAATAATAGAAATTCCTATTAATTCTTTATTATATATTAATAATGTTTCTAACATTTTAACATTATTAAATTTAATAGGAATATGTAATATTGTTCTTCCATCAATATCTAATATATCTAATCTAATACTTCTTTTCAATAGTATATTTAAAATATCACTTTGATTATAAATTAAAATATAATGAATCAAATAATTATTATATTCATCATGAATATTAAAATCTGTATTATTAGGTTGATCTAATATAATTTTTTTTAATTTATCAAAATTTTGTGATTTTATTAAATCAAAAATATCATCCATTACTATAAATAAGAATTTAATTTATTTATAATAATTAATCAAATATTAAATCTAAACTACCGTTTATAACACGACGATAAAAAATACTATTACCTGATTTGCTAGCTCTTACGATTTTAAATATATCACCAACTTTTGCATTATAATATCTAGACATCATCTCAGTATCAAAGATCTTAGATAATTCATTTTCAGGAAATTTACTTAAAACTTCTTCTTTTTCTTCAGGTGATAATAATTGATGACTAGGAATAATGGCTTTTAAAGGAATATCTTCTAACATTTCATGTTCAAAAAATATTTCTGAATTTTTATAATCAGTAATAACCTGTTTAAAAACTTTTTTAGCACATTCTTTTATAACAATAATTTTATGAATATCAAGATTATTAGATAGATATTCATCAATTGGTGTACCTTGAGTAATTGAACTTAATTTAGCATTAATTGGATAAATACTACATTTTGTACCATCATTTAATTTAAATTCAATAATGGATTTTTGATTTATATCACTACTTATTTCAGAAAATTTTTTATCAACATCATCAATGAGGTTTCTTCTATTTAACATTTTAATAATATTTAAACATAAAATATTATTAACTTCCTTACTATTTAGTTCAATATTTATCGACATATTATATTAAATTATATAACTTTTATATGTTTTTTATACAATTTTTATAGAAAGTCTGAAAGACTTTCTATAAAGATCAGTCGCTCATAATAGAATTTGTTTTACAAATTCTATTGAGAGGAGACAATTTTTATTATTTATAAAAATTCTAGTAGATGGGTTTATAATTTACTTTGTAAATTCTATTGAGAGCAGACAATTTTTATTATTTATAAAAATTCTAGTAGATGGGTTTATAATTTACTTTGTAAATTCTATTGAGAGCAGACAATTTTTATTATTTATAAAAATTCTAGTAGATGGGTTTATAATTTACTTTGTAAATTCTATTGAGAGCAGACAATTTTTATTATTTATAAAAATTCTAGTAGATGGGTTTAGAATTTATTTACCAAATAATGGATTAATATCTTCAATATTAGTAGTATATTCAGAATTAAACTTTAATATAAATTTAACACCACTTGATAATGAATTACAATGTTCTTGTAAAAATCTAGATACATCATTAAAAGTACAGTTTCTACCTACGCATTCAAATCCTAATGGACCGTAATAATTAGTAATAAGTTCAGGAGTAGCTGCTTTTAATTTGATATCCAATTTACTTTCCTTATTAAAAAATATTTTTAAAAATGTACATAATAATTGAAGACCACTACCTTTTTCCATAAGATATGCATCTATATTATCTATAATTAAAAATGTACTTCTTATAGTACTACTAACATGGCCAATTTTAAAATATCTTGGTTGTTCCCAAAATGAATCATCATTAATTTCCGCTAATATTGTATCATATTCACTATTTTCATGTATACCATTTAGTTTTTGTACTCTTATTCTATTAATACAAAATGCAGTTACTATTTCTTTTAGTTTATCTTTGTTCATAAAATCTATAGCTGGGTCATAATAATATAAAGCAGATAGGGTAAACATAGTATCTTTCCATTTTTCACACAAAATATGTGACATTTTAAAAGTATAATTTCTTTCTTTTTTATCATATGTATATGTCATTTTATGTAAATCTATTAAAGGGTGTAAATCAATATCTGGTATAATAATTTCTGGCATTATTTGTAATTCACTATCTGAAGAACCACCTTTATAATTTTTTAATTCAAGATACTTTTTTTTATATTTTAAATATTTATTTTGAAACATATATAATTAATATAATATTTTTTTAATTTAATAGCCATTTATCTTTAGTAAATAATAAAATTTGTCTGTTATGATGCGTGTGCATATAATTAATAGCCATTGATCTTTATAAATAATAAAAATTGTCTGCTCGAGCGACTTATCTTTATAGAAAAATTGTACCGATGTGTTAGAATTTACTCTGTAAATTCTAAACCCATCTACTAGAATTTTTATAAATAATAAAAATTGTCTGCTCGAGCGACTTATCTTTATAGAAAAATTGTACCGATGTGTTAGAATTTACTCTGTAAATTCTAAACCCATCTACTAGAATTTTTATAAATAATAAAAATTGTCTGCTCTCAATAGAATTTGTAAAACAAATTCTATTATGAGCGACTTATCTTTATAGAAAGTCTTACAGACTTTCTATAAAAATTGTATAAACTTATTTATAGAATATATCCCTATATAAGTAATGAATGTTCCTGTTTATAAATTACCAAAAAATAATAATTTAGATATTTTTACTAAAAGTAAACATTTAGTGATTACCACACCTTTTGAAAACCGACCATTATTCAGTTTAGGTTATCATCATTTCATTGATCGCACACGTAGTGCTCTATCGATTACCAACAAATTAGAATCTAAAAATGAATTCTATTATGTAGTAAATCCATATGAACCTAATATACCAAATTATGAAGATAATATAAAAAATCTTAGTAAAATCTATTTAAATTTATCAAAGGATAAACCAGATATATTTTCACGAGATTTTTACAAAATTTGGGAAACTGCTTTTTTATTTGATATTTTAGATAAAACAAATTTAAATACATTAGTATTAAATGATCTAGAATCAGAAGTAGAAGCAGATTATGAAAATAATATTGCTATTCTACAAGGTGTTGTATATTATAGAGATAAGTTTTTACCAACATTAACAAAAAAAGATCAACATTATGTATTAACAAATGATAAAAATACAGTTATTAAATCAATCGATAAAAATATTAAATCTATTAATAAACTAGACAAAGATTCTTATGATTTAATTATTACTAACTGTTCTAGTAAAAATGAAAATGAATTTATTGATATTTTTATTAACCAATTAATTATGATTTGTGAACATCAAAACTCAGGTGGTAATTTAATATTAAAAGTATTTGATACATTTACAATGGCTACTATAAAGTTATTATATCTATTAGCAACTTTGTATGAAGAAATGTATATTTTTAAACCATATTTTTCAAGACCTTCTGAATCAGAGAAATATATTATCTTAAAAAATTTTACAGCATCTAGTTCAGATATTAAAAAATTAATACCAAAACTAGAAGAAATTCAAAAAGCAACAAAAACAAAAAATTTTATTACCGATGTTTTTATCGATTTAGAAATAAAACCAGATTTTATTAATTATATTAAATTTTCAAATATTAAATTAGTCAATCAACAACAGATTTTAATTAATGAAATTGTTAAATTTATTAAAGAAAATAATTATTTTGGTGATAAATATCATGACTTTAGGAACCAACAAATTGAAGCTACAGGATTATGGATAAGTAATTTCTTTCCACCATCAAATAATTTATATAAAACAAATAAAGAAAATTTAGTTAAATTAACTAAAACTACAATAGATAAAACAATTTTAGAAAAAGATAAATTTATTAATAATTTAATTTAATTTGTAACCATATATAATGATTAAAAAAATTATTAAAAGTTTGGATTTAGAAAGTAAAGTTAGAGATATTTCACCAATAGATGAAATTAAACTAGCTATGAATCCAACTAAATTTTGTAATATAATTAATAATTATAAATCTAATGATAGTATAGAAAAATATATTATAAAATTATTATTAGCGAAAGAATGTGATGTTCTTGATATAATATCAGATAATTATTTTAACAATATATTAGGTTCTATTCATTTTATATTAGGTAATTCTTATTCAATTGATACTAAAATTTTTAATATTATTTATAAACATCGTGAATTAATAAAACAAGTACCACTAAATATTATGGATAGTTATAATATTATTGTTTTTAATCATGACTATGATCATTTACCATCAGCATCTTTGAAAAAATTACATAAATTCTATAATTATGAAATAATATCACGTTGGTATAAAACTGTGGTATCACAACCTGTTACCAAATCAGAGTATTTTAAAGTTACTAAATCAAATACTAAAGATAAACAATGGGCTAAATATTTAGAAGTCTGGTCTATTTATAATAGTTCTTGTTTAGAATTAAAAGAATATATAAAAAAACTATTAAAATTCTATAAACCAATATCAAATCCAGTAGTTGGTTGTTCACATTTTGGTAAAAAATATTATGAACATTGTTTAGAATCATATATTGGATTAGATACTAAACCAGTTATATTAGAAAAATGGGCATATAAAGAATTAGATAGATTAATGGAACAAATGAAATTATATATTAAAATAGTTGAACCATCATTAGATCTTTCAGATCCATACAAAAAATTTATTGATAAAATATCAAAAAATAAAGAACAACATTTTAGTTCAAAGAAAGAATTAATAACAACGTATCAAGATACAATTAATAAATATAGAAAAATATATGTTGAAACACTTGGATTTCCTGAATATGAAAAACCAAATTTAATTATTTTTGATAATTCTAAATTAGGAGGTGGGTATTATTATTTGAATAATTTTTATTTAAATGTCCATTCTTGGAAAGAAATGAAAAAATACACTGTTGAAAGTCTAGTACTTCATGAAACTATGCCTGGACACCATACTCAAGTTCATGTTATGTTAAATAAAACAAATAAATATAGTTTATTATTTAATTATTTTGGTTCTTCATGTACTGGTTTTATAGAAGGTTGGGGCTTATTTTCAGAAAAATTAGGTTTTGATCAAACGACATGGGATAAAATTGGTCAATTGGAATTTGAAATATTTAGAACTGTTCGTATTATAGTTGATATTGGTATTCATTATCATGGTAAAACTCCTGAAGAAATGACAGATTATATGGAAAAACATTTAACGTTATCAAAAAATGAAATATTAAATGAAATTTATCGTTACGTATGTTCACCGGGACAAGCAGTTGCATATAAAGTAGGTAACCAAGTTTTTCAAAAGATTTTAGAAAAACAAAATATTACTAATTATTTAGATAGAAAAGCTATTGATTTATATAAAAAACTTATTATAGACGGTCCTAAACCATTGAAATTTATATGTAAAGACTATGGATTAAATGTCAATGAATTATTTAATTTTAGAACGAAGTTTTAAAATTCCTAGTTCGCGATCTTTAAGCATTTTTATAAAATTTGTACTATTAAAGAATTTTTTCCTTTCTTTTAATAATCTTTTCCATCTTCTTTGGATAAGTCTTAAATAATGTGTTTTTAAGATGCATGTATATAATATAAATCCATCTACTTCTTTGAAATATATTTTCATTAATTCAATTTGTTCCCAATTAGGTTTTATAGTAGAATATTCTAATAAATGATCAAGTAATTGATCATGATTATTTTCGTAAAATATATTTTTTGGCAAACTTAATTCAAATAATAAATTATTATCATAATAATTACATAAACCAATATGATAACTATTATTTAGTATATCTTCTTCTAATATTAATATATCATCCATAATATATTAATAGTAGTAGTCTTTTAATCTGTTTTTTCTTTTTCTTGGGCAGCTTTTGCTTCATTTTCTTTTTGTAAAACTGGATAAAGATATTTACCAGCTAGTTCTTCACTTAAATTTAATTCTACACTAGCTAATGATTTTTCACCAACATTTACTTTCTCTAACATATCAATCATTTTAAATAAAAAAGTATTATCTTGGTTTTCTTCACGACATAATCTTTTAACGAGTGATGGGTATTTATCATAGAAATCAGTCATTGTATTAATAATTTCCATTTCTAATTCAAATGAATCTGTTACACCATTTTTACGTAACTCTTCTAACTTTAACTGTAATATCTGAATATCTTCTCTAATATTTGGGTTGTCCATTAATATTTTTACTTAATAATTCTTTAAATATTATTATGTTTTTTTATAAACAACTGCAATTAATATTAACATAATAAATAAAAATATAAATGTATATAACATCAAATTATTAGATCTAGGTTTAGCATTATCTGGTTTAGCATTATCTGGTTTTTCATTATCTGGTTTGGAATTATCTGATTTAGGTTCTACTTTTTTTTGTTCTTCATTATAATTGTTTGATATTAATGCAACAGCTTCATTATAAGTATATACTTTTTTATTATTTTCTTTATTTACTTCATTGTGCATATCAATTGACCATTTTAAAAGATTTGATTTAGATGATAATACTTCGTCAGTTATTGGGTATATCAGTAAATGTTTTTTATAATTATCAATACATAATTGGCAAGGTAATAAATCACCTACTAATGTAAAGAAAGTTAAATATTTTTGTTTGTCTTCATTCGTTGGTTCATTAGGATAAGCCATTGCAATAAAATGCAAGAATTTCCACCCATGTGGTCCCCATATATTAGGTCCTATTGCCATTATTATTATTAAGAAAATTAATTAATAATAAGATTAACTATATCTTTTTTTAACATTTTATTAATATTAATTTTAATATTTTTTTTATCTAAAATGACTTCTAGATCCTTTTTTGTCATTTTTAATAGTTGGCTTTCCGTATATTTAGTTTCTGGTTCCTTAATAAATGTTTCGTTTGATTGTTCAATTGGACCATTGAATGTATTAATAATATTTTTAATATTTTCTTCTAAAATATATGTTTTACCATAAGATTCTAAGTCAGATTGATATAGTTTTTTAATAAATTGGTCATTATATGAAAATATTTTTTTGCTATCAACTTCATAAATAATTGGTTCAAAATATTCTTCATAATTTGCCAATAATAATGTAGGTTTATAAGGATTACAGAAGTCATCTTTGAAAATAATACGTAATTTTTCTTCTTTGAAATCAAATATTATAAAGTTAATATCCAATAATTCAGATAAACATTGTAATAGTAAACTATCTACATTATTTAAAATATCAGTTTTATTAATTTTATTCTTACTTAGTAATTCTTCGGTATAATTTGAAAAAGTAAATGAATCAATAGATTCCATAATTGATTTCTTAAAAATATTTATTGAATTTAATTCTTCGTCGTTGTTATAAGTTATAAATTCTTTATTTAATAACGTTAATAAACTGGTATAGAAACTAATATTATTGTTTTTAGCATCATATTGATTTATACCATATCTATAAAATTTATTTTGAATTAAATCTTTAAATTTTTCAGGAAAAAGATCACTGTAAATCAGTATATGTTTTTTGCTAGCAAAACTATTTTTTTTAGTTACTAAATATTTAATAATGATATCATAATTAATTTCCATATTATAATTACTAGTTAATTTGTGTTTAAATAATACAATTTTTCTATTTGATCTTTAGATCAAATAGAAAAATAAGTCGTTCATAATAGAATTTGTTAAACAAATTCTATTGAGAACAGACAATTTATTAGATAGGATTAGACAATCTTCATATTTACATAATTCTATTTTTTTTTATAGTTTCCTACAAAATCTGTACCATATGCACCTAAATCTAAATGTATTGCTCTATTTATAGCTATTGGAAGGGTTCCATCATTTTTAGCCTTAATCTTAACATCTAAAGCCTCAAATATTTTTTGTACTGCACCTGCTACAGTATCTTTATCCTTGTTTAATGGGTCTACATCAATTTGAGATACCGGATTTATTTTTCGATAAAAACTAGTGCATTTATCACAAGCATTACATAAAGCTGATCCTGCTGCACTTGATGTAGTTAAAATTAATTCTAATTTGTTACTTTTACCATCAAGTTTTAACATATATGCTTGTCCAGTTAAATCATCTGTAAATTTAGAAAAAGTATCTAAAACCAAGCCCATACCAGGACTTGTAAATTTTAATCTAGTTGCATTTGGTGTTTCATCATTATAATTATATCTTTTTGATACTATATCATAACCTACATCAGTAATGAAAATAAGATAATGGGCGTAATCTCTTTTAAGACCACCTTGTTGTTCTTTTAATTCTAAGTACTTATTTTTATATTTTAAATATTTTAGTTTAAAAACTTCATCATTAAAATCCATATTGTATATATATTAAGCTATATATTTTTTTTTTAATATTTATTTAAAATAATTTCTTTCTGTTTTATATTAATTTTATCAGTGATAACTGATAAAAAGAAATATATTTGATTTATTATATCTATTTTACTTTTATTATATGGTCTGATTAGTTTTAATACTTGATCAAGTGTAAACCATCCTATATTTCCTATTTCATAATTATCCTTTGAATAATTAAGTTCATCAACTTCTGATCCTGCTAAATAATAAATATGTTTATAATTAACAAGATCTGTTCCAGTAAAATTTTCTTCAATTAAATTAATTCTATCATAGTACATATACTTTGTTAAATTAGATTCTTCTATAAATTCTCTATTTGCACATTCAACATTTGTTTCATATTTATTTCTACGACCTTTAGGAAATCCCCATTCAGGGGTATCATATTTTGAAACTAAATTATCAAGCAAATTATTAGTTTTCAAATAATTAAATTTCACTTTTGATACATTTAATTCTTTCAAAAATGTTTTAGATCTTGCTGTTTCCTTCCATAATTCATCCCATAAAGTATCAAATTCTAACGTTTTGATCTGGTTAACTTCAAATTTTGTCATTAATTCAAACATATCTTTCACTTTTATATTATCATTTTCATCATATCTACCTCTTAGAAATTCAATGTAAGATAGCGAGTGCTTTCTTTGAATTAATAAAAATTTAATATTAGATTTATGAAAATCCACCTTATTAATATAATCTAAATTATTGTAATTGTAGTCTTCAATAGTAATATATTTATTAAATAAAAATTTTTCTATTTTATGTAATCCTATATTATCTATCTTAAAACATATAATTCCACATGATATAATTGGTTCAGAACATAATTTGGAATTATGTCCAGATTTACCACAATTCATACAATAATTATTCATCTGAAATTATATACATATTATTTTTTAAACCAATTATTAGTTTAAAATATAATTTTAAAGAATTAATCAACACTCATGTCATCTTCAACACTTAATACCTCATAATCTTCATAGAAAGATCTATCATCATCACTTTTAGAATGTATACTTTCTTTATCTAACTCATCTTCAGTTTCTTCACTTCCATAATCACCTACCATTCCATACATGTTTGAATTTATAAATGTTTCTATTATTTTTTCTATATTATCATCTTCTATTTCTGTAAGTGAATCTTCAGTAACTTGTTCAATAACTAGTTCTGGATCTTGTTCAGTAACTTGTTCAGAAACTTGTTCAGTAACTTGTTCAGAAACTTGTTCAGTATTTTGTTCTGGATCTAGTTCAGTAACTTGTTCAGGATCTTGTTCAGTAACTTGTTCAGGATCTAGTTCAGTAACTTGTTCAGGATCTTGTTCAGTAACTTGTTCAGGATCTAGTTCAGTAACTTGTTCAGGATCTAGTTCAGTAACTTGTTCAGGATCTTGTTCAGTAACTTGTTCAGGATCTAGTTCAGTAACTTGTTCAGTAACTCGTTCAGGATCTTGTTCAGTAACTTGTTCAGTAACTCGTTCAGGATCTTGTTCAGTAACTTGTTCAGTAACTCGTTCAGTAACTCGTTCACGATCTTGTTCAAGATCTAGTACAGTAACTCGTTCAGAAACTTGTTCAGGATCTAGTACAGAAACTTGTTCAGAATCTAGTTCAGTATCTTGTTCAGGATCTAGTTCAGAAACTTGTTCAGTAACTTGTTCAGTAACTTGTTCAGTAACTTGTTCAGTAACTTGTTCAGTAACTCGTTCAGAAAGACTGTGTGACTGTAACATTTTTATAAAATTTTGTATATCATCGTGTGAATCATCTTCTGATTCATCATATTCCAATTCTGTAGGTGGATCTTCATCTGATGTTTCATCGTCAATTCTACCATTTTCATTTAAATTCATAGAATAATTATTTAATATTTTAGTAATTAATGAATTATAATATTTTTCATCAGTATCAAATGGATGAGATTCGCTATCTAAATCTGGTATACTAGAATTAGTTGATTTGTCAGCTTCAGAATGCATATCATCATCTGATTCTATAGCAATTAAATCTGGCATACTAGAATGAGTTGATTCGGAATCCATTTCATTATCTGATTCTATATCAATTAAATCTGGCATACTAGAATGAGTTGATTCACTATCAGATTCTATAGGAATATGAGTTTGTTCATTGTCATTTAATTCATTAATTTTACCAAGACATTTTAAAAAATCCTTCATAAGATCATTTATACAATCTTGACGATTATTAATATCATTAGTGGCTTCACATAATATATCTTCTGATGATTTTTCATAGTTATCATCTCTTTGTCTTTTATTTGAATCTTTAGATTCCTTAAATACACGGATTTCAAGAACTCTTTTTTTATTTTTTAATTTATAAATTTTGTTGATAAATGGTACAATAGCATTTACAATAAAATATTCTAAATATTCTGTGAAGTGATAGGGTATAATTAGTAAATTAGTAACAGTAAAAATTAATATTGTGAAAAACATTAATTAAATATAAAATTAATCTTTTATATAAATTTATAGTAAAAATATTTAAAAATATCTAATGTTAAATATATGAAACTAGAAAGACTTGAAAAATATAAAAGAGGTAATTTTGTTTTAACTGATAAACATATATACATTCAAAATAAATTAGTGAAAATTAGAGATCACATTATTAAAAGAAAATTATTTGGTTTAACTGGTGGTGCAGACACTACTATTAAATCAGCTAAGCAAGGTGCTAAAGACTATTTAGAAGAGAAATTTGATAATTATAATGTTATGGACGAAAAACAGATAAATGACGAAAAAATATTTGATAATTATAATGAATTAGAACAAACTTTAAAACAACAAATGCAAAAATCAGGTCAATTACTTATTAAAGATGGTGATGACGCACTAAAAGATTTACTAAAAGCTGATGAAGAATTAATTAATGAATTTAAAAAATTCAATGAATTAGCTGGTAGTAGTTATGAAGGTATACCTAACGCAATTGGTGTTAAAAGAGAATTACTTAAAATTCAAAAAAGTTTGTTTAACCTTCAAGTAAAATTAATTTTTAGTCAATTAAGAAAAGTCAAATCTGTTGACGTTGCTCCATTATTTGCTACAATTTCTAAGAAGATAGAAGCAATGAATGAATTTATTGAAGCCCAAGAAAAAGCATTAGAAGCACCCGAAAATGATAACCAACAAGATAACCCACCGATCAGCAAATCAATTCCTGAACAAGTTGTAAAACAAACTATGATGAGTAGAGCATCAAATGCAGCTTCAACTGCAGCATCAAATTTTACATCAACTTTTACTGGTAGTAAAAAGAAAGATTCCTCGACTACAACACCTGAACCAGCACCAAGAAGAACTTTATCAGAACTTGGAAAAGATTTTTCCCCTACCCCAAGAGTAGAACAAAAAACCACAGTTGAATCGACTCCAGAACCAACACAAATAAAAGAATTAACAGGGCAACAATTTTTGGATAAAATTAATAGTCTAACATTTAACAAAAATAGTGAAGAGAAGGAAGATTTGGAAAAAATTTTGAGTGAAAATCAAGATCTAAGAAATTATATTTCAAAAAATAATTTAGATATTGATAACCCACTAGAATTAGGTAGTGCACAGCGATTATTAAAAAAAAAAAAATTAATTTAATTTAATTAAATAATTAAATATTTTAATTATTTATTTATTATCTAATATTTAGTATATGGAATATATAAATTTACAAACTTTTAAAAACTTTGAAAATTTTGTTAAATCGAATAAAGAAAATTTTCAATATGATCAAAGAGTAACTGTAAATAATCTAATTGAAAATTTAAATACTGATATACCTGATAAAATGTTTCCAAAACTATTTGGATATAAAGTTTTTGTTTTATTAGATATTTTTGAACAAAAAAAAGATTGGGTTTGTGAAACTTTTTTAGAAAATATATTTATAAATATTGAAAAATTTAAAAAATCAATAAAAACAGAAGATAATGATAAAATTATTCCAGAATTAACAACGACACCTCAGTATGAAGAAACAAAAATAAACAAAGACACTACACCTGAAACGCATCGTGAACCAATTACAACAAAAATGGTTACCAATGATGAATCTAGATACAAATCAACTAGCTCAAATGATTCTTTGGAACCCAGCGTTTCAAAATCTATACTTAGAAGTTTGAATAATAGTAAATTCAAATCATCTCTTAGTCAATTTGATTCATCAGAAAGAAAAAATAGACTAGATAGACAAATTATCGATTTATTAAAATCTAATAAAACAATTGAAGAATTAGATGAATATTATGAAATTCAAATAAAAAATTCAGAAATATATGATGATGATACTAAATGTGCTATTAAAAATGAAATTAACAAGAAAAAAAATAAAAGTTCTATTAATACTACTAGTAATACAGAATTTGAAGAATTATTTAAAGATGAATTTAATTATAATTCTGATTTTCAACCATCATCAGTAAAAGATATTTACACAAAATATAATGAATATAAAGATAAGAAAATAGATATAGAATTTAAAAGAGATATATTTGAAACTTTTAGTCAATTAAATACTGGAATTTACCCAAAACTAATATCAATTATGTTAAATCCTGAGATATTCTGTAAAATGTTTTATGATTTCAATGAAATTAATATACCAATTAATAATCCTTTTAGAATAATTAATTTTTTATTAAATATATTTTTTATTAAATGCTATAAAATACAATCAGGAAATTTAGAGACATCATTTGGCGAATCTTATAAATCTGAAATAAATAGAGATACTAAAATATTTAAATCATTATATATACAAAACTTAATATCATTAAGAGATATTAAAATAATCGAAATCCAAAAAAATAATAATGAAAATGTTACTGAAAAAGTTAGTGATAACGGTTGTACTATAGAAAGACCTGATAATGTAGATTATAAAATTAAATTAATTTATGATTTTATTGAAGAAAAATGTATGAAAATAAAAGATACAAATAATGATGATAAATATATTTTTAATTACAAACTTTTAAATTTACTGCCAGATTATTATAATCAAATTGGTAAAGAAAAAACAATTATTGCATGGCAAAAACTAACTTATTCCAATAGCTATGGAAATAATGTTTTTGAATCATTATTAGATTATTATTATTATGTAGATCAATTAAAAAATTCTCATTCTAGATTAACCAAATTAATTACTTCTATAACTAGTGGTCAAAGCTTTATTGATAATGAAAATACTGAATCCTCAGTATCTCTTGAGTCAACACCTGAAAAGGAAAAAAGGCACCCAGTAATAGCCAGTCAATCAAATTCCAAAACAAAAAAAATTAATTATGAATATTTAATAACTGAAAATTATACTAATTTAATTAAAAGTTTTGCACAAGTTTTAACATTTGTAAAGGAAAGAAATGATGGGCATATTTATAACTATGAACCAACAGCTAATAATCCAAGATATGAAATTATATTAACACAAGAAGGTATAAGACAAAGTGAAAATAGTATTGATATTATATTAAATCCAATTAGTAAAGATCGCCAAGTAAGTAACAAACTAATTCCAGATCTAAATTTTTATGATTTAAAAATTAAATATTTTAATTATCCTAATAGAATCGGTTTTAAAAATGATACTGATATTTATTATGATCAAGGAACATGGGATAAAGATAAAAATGGTTTTTATCCAAGTGATCATGCAGGATTAAATTTTGATTTAGGTAAAGCAACTAATTTTGTTAAAGATAACAAACAATATATTGAAACTTATAATATGGGGAAAATTAATAGATATTATGGTTCGCAAATAAAATCAGAACAAATTGCTAACGACCCTGAATGTGGATTAATATTATTAAATAAATTAAGAAATTTTGAAAATATTATTATAATTGGAAATGGTCAATCTGGTTCTGGTAAAACTGCTGCATTAATTAGTTTAACTTTAACAAAATTAAAACCTGAAACAAAAGAATTAGAAACTGAAACATATCCTGGATTATTACCATCAATTGCAAATAAATTAATTAAAAATGATAGTAAACCTTCAAAAGAACAATATTTTACGCATGCAACTGTTAAATTAATAAATTTATATGTTAAATTAGCGGATAATTTAAATGATCTTCCTAAAATGAAATCTAAATATTATTTACCTTATAATATAAATTTACTTGATAATTCAGGTAATCCAATAGAAGGAGTCAAAGAATATATTTTTGAACCTGGTATTCCAAAAGATTCATCAAAAAAAGATAAACAATGGGTTTGTAAAAATACGGATAATGGTAGAATTAAAGCTGGAAAAACAATTGATCAAATAATAGCAGAAGCATTTGAAATTAGAGAAGTAGAACCTACTAAAAATAATCCAGATAGTTCAAGAAGTCATATAATTTGTTGTGTAACATTTAAGGGTATCAAACCAGATGGTGATGAAGATTATGCAAGAATAGTTGTATGTGATTTAGCTGGAGTTGAAGATAAATTTACATGTCAATTAGATGAATTAATAATTTTAGATAATAATTATTCAACTAAAAGTTCAAAATATAAAACATTAGATGAAAAAAATGAACCATTTTATGAAATAGATAAAAAAACTAATAAACCCAAGTATAAAGAGGATAAATTAGTTTACAAAAAAAGTTATAAATACAAACCGATTAAATTTGATGATTATTATTGTAATCAAAAATATTTTTCTGAGATAGTTCCAGAAGAATTATTAGATAAAAGATCTGAAATAATTGATAACATTTTAGAACAAATTAAAAAATATGAAAATGTACTCATTGCTGACCCGATTAAAAATTCAATTGAGAAATCAGTATTAAAATTTAAAGAAAACCCATGCAACGAGGAAGATAATAAAAATTTTATTTTAGAATTCAAAAATAAAATTTCCTTAGATAGTGATTTAAGTATTGACGCCCTTGAAATGTATAGTTATAATAGCGACTCTATACAATTAGGCGGATCAAATACAGAATATTCTAATAAATGTAATGAAATACATATTGATGCTGAAAAAAATATTGCTAAATTTATGGAAGATTTTACTAAATTACCATCTGATTTTCAACAAAAATTTAGAACAAAATCAGATGTTAAAGATGCAATTATAGAAGAAGTAGACAAATTAATTGAAGGTAATTTAAATCAAATGTTTGACTTAACAAATCCTATTAATTTTAGTTTGATAAATTTTAATATTGATAAGTCTAAAACTACTGAGATAGAAGAAATTAATAAAAATATTATAAAATTAAAAGAACTTAATAGTGTAAATAACGATTCAATCGATAAAAGCATAAGTAATATTGCAGATTTCAATCAAAAAATATCTGCATCATTCAAAAATAAACAAAAAATAATTATAGATGATACAGATCCTTGTACAAAACAAAAAAAAGAATACATAGAAACGTTGAGATCTAATTTTAAAACCGCTAGTGATGAACTTGATAAATATAAACAAGATTTATTAAATAAATTAGATGTTTTAATTCCACCATCAAATAAATCTATAATAGAAAGAACTACGATTTTTTTAAGCAAAATAGATTTAGAACATTTAACATTTAATACATTTAATCAATTTACAATGCCTAATAAATATTTATATAATGAATTCAAAGAGTTTGCAAAACCATTGATTAAACTACCAGATTTAAAGGGTGTAATTCCAGAAAATGAAAAAGAAAAATGGCCAGTTATATATACAAGTGCTAATTATTACCGAATAGCAAATTTATCCAAAGAGCAAATTCAAAAAGTTAATGATTTTATTAATAAAATAAATAAAGAAGTTGAAAATATTAAAAAATATAAAGAAGCATATGAAAAAACTACTGCTAAAACATATAGTGAAGAATTAGATAGAAAATCACAAAAAGAATATTTAGAAAAATTAAGAGTACGAAAAGATGAAATTAATACAATTTTTAAGGAAGATAAACAAACATGTAATACTAATCTTACACAAATTATTAAACAAATACAAAATGAATATTTCGAAAAAGTTATTAAACATAGATATGACTTAGGGCAAAAAAATATCAAAGAATATTTAGAAGATGAAACTAAAAGAAAAAAAGATATTGAACAAATTAGATATTTAATACAGCAATATATTAGATTTTCACAGTTAGAATTCAATTGTGAAATTAGAAGAAAAGAAGGTTACATGATAAATACATCTTTAAGAGAGATGCAAAAATTTATAGGGTCTATTATTTTTGATTCAGCAAAGAAGAGATTTAATAGAATTTTAATTGAAAATAATTTAGTATCAATGAAAGATAAATTCTATAAATATAATGATTACATTAAATTTAACAATAAAATAATTAATGATTTTAATAATATTTTATTACATTTAAAGAATATTATTGATGCAGATGGAAAATCAAATATACTTGTTAAAATTCTTCAACCTAATATAGATGATATTTATAAAAATTGTAAAAAGTTAAAAAAAAACATATTAATATATTTTAGATATGTATTATATTTAATAAGTAGTAATGATAAATATAAAGAATATTATAATATTGGCAGTGTACTTATTTTAATTTGTTTTATAAATACGGTAATTAATATTCTAATTCATGATAAAATTAATTTTGATATAATTTCACATAGTTTAGAAAATGTAATTGATAAACCTGAATATAAAGAAAGATTTGTAATATATTTAAATAGTATTAAATTGGATCTTACAAAAGGAACTTTAAGAGAATTAGTAATAGATAAAAATATAACATCTGATAACTTATTAGGTACAATGTTTACTAATTTACTTGGTAAAACAAATAATTCTCGTCCTTTAAGAATACTACAATATTTTTATCAATATTCTTTATTGTCAGCTAATAAAGATGAGAATTATAATTATATTTGCGAATTAATAAAATATTTATTCAAAGATGAAACAAATAATAATATTAAAATAACATGTGATGCTCCTAAAATTTTATATAAATCTGATAAAAATATTGATACAACTAGTCCACAATTTAAAAATTTTTATAATGATTTAGATAATATTTGGGGTATTTTTAAAAAATATATTCAAAATAATATTAAATTATTTAAAGATGAAATTAAAAAAGAAATAAATACTGAAAGTAATAATTACCCTACACCACTATTATATACATCACCTAATATTGATGTGTGTGTTAACAATAATAGATTTGAAAATGAATATGATAGATTTTATGATTATGATAAAAAAAACAATATTGAGTTAGAATTTTTATTTAAAATTATGACAACAAATGGTGAAATTAATAGAACAAGTAATAATGGAGAATTAATAAATTATGGTGTAGATGGGTTTGGTTTAGAAATAGAAAATTCAACTATGGTAATTTTTACAGTTATTAATATAACACCAAATCCTATTGCGCCAACAAATAACCCACCTATTCCACCATTTATTAATATTAATAAATTAAAATTAATATATAATATTTTATCATTACAAACTGACGATGGTACACCTATAACCAATTTATTATTGCAACCAGATATTAAAAATAAAATTAGTAAGTATGGTAAATATTTTATTGATAAACTAATAACTTATTCATTTTATAAACCATTTTTTGAACTAGATACTGATTATTATAATATATTAACCCAATATAATAAATTAATTGATATTGATAATATTAAAAAAATAATTGATTTTATTGATGGTAATAATGCAACAACATTAATTGGAACAGTTGAATTTGAAAAGTTTACTAAAATTAGAGATCCTACTAAGCCATATTTTATTTGTGATGGTAAAGATAAAAGTTTATTAAAACAATTATTTAATATGGAAAAAATAATGGAACTATTAGAAAGTAATGATGAAAAAGATATATCTGAATAATCAAAAAATATATTAATTTAAAAAATATCTAAATTATTATATACAAATGGATAATGTTCAATTAAGAAATTTATATGTTAAAAAAATAGCAAAATCAGTTAATAACTTAGAACAAAAGATTAATTTATTATCTGAATTAGATAAAGCGATTTATTCTCAAACTGGCGGTGATGATACTGCCATTAAAACAGAAGTTGGTTCTGATATTATGACCGCTAATGATAATTTATTAAATTTAAAACACAGTTTAGAAAAATTACAAAAATCATCTGTTGATGTTGGTGATATTCATCACAAATTAGTATTCTTAGCAGGTGAAGTTCAATCTATCAAAGATTTAAGTGAAAACATTAACACTGATGAAGTCAGTAAAATTATTGCTAGTATTCAAAGCGGTGCAGATGGTTTACCCAACCCTCCTGCTTGGTGGACAGCAGAAAAAGACAATATTGTATCTGGCGATATTGATAATTTATTAGCTGAAATTAAAGGTCATGGTAATACTCTAAATCAACAACATTTATACTTATCTACATTAGTAAAAGCTTTAGCTAAAGCTGGTAAAGATCACTCTAAAGTTGATGAAGAATTACGTAAAGTCGATGACGCAATTAGAAGTGCTTAAATTTAATAGAAATACTTAAATAATTTTAAATTTTTAATTTAAAATTAATTAAGTTAGATAATTCATTGATAACATTAAATAATTTTAAGATTAGATAATTCATTGATAACCTTTTGTAATTCAGTTGTTTTATTGGCTTTAATTAATATATTTTTTAAAGTTGTTAAATATAAATATTTATCATTTTTTGATAATCCATTATTTTGTATTTCGTTTAATATAGGATCTAAGTTTGTTCCATTGTTGATATCATTTTTATATTTAGTCCACCAAACAGGTGGATTAGGTAAGTTATCTGCCCAAGTATTTATTATTAAAATAATATTTTCATATTCTTTTACTAGTTTTTCTAATTTAGATACTTTTTCTTCTAATGTTTTATTTGATTGTGGGCATGTAGGTTGAACTACTTCTTCACAACTTTTTTTATTTTTAATATTTTGTATTAAAATTAATAATTTACTTAATGTATCACGTGTTAAAGTTATATCATTAGCCGGTCCCTGAATCATAACTGGTTCTTGAATGGGTACCTGATTTGGGATTGACATTATTGGCATTGACATTACCGGAATAGGCATTCCAATTGGCATCATTATATTTTAAATTAGATTAAAATTAAATCTAAATATTATATAATGAAATATAATTATATAAATTTTATAAATAAAATTAATAAACTTGTTGGCGGTAGTAACCATAAACACAGTTTAGAAACAGGAGATTTAAAAAAAGAAATAAATGAACATACAATGGAAACCAATGAAAATTTATTATTAACTGATTTATCTATCGGGCGTTTAAAATCACAATTACAAAAATTAACTGTTTTAAATATTCCATATTCTAATTTAGTATCTTCATTAGAAAATATTATTAAACAATTAGATGGATTATCAGTAAATAGTAAACCAGTTGACCAAGCTAATATAGATAGAATAATTAATAAAATTACAACTATTGATACCATGATTGATAAAAAAAACTTTAAAGATAACTATTTAGAAATTAAATATGATTTAGCACCAAAAATGATCGTACCTCCTGTCAATTTATTAAACGTTGAAAATAATTTTACAGGTTTATTCGATACATTAGAAAAAAATATTATGGATATTATTAATCAAATGAATACAAATGATGAAAATAAAAAAGCAGAAATATTAAAACAATTTAATATTATTAGCGAACAAATAGAAAAATTAAAAAGTGAAAATATTAAATTAGATGAATATAAAATACAAATTCAAACTGAAATAAAAAAAATAGAAAAATATAGTGATTCTTTAGATTTTGATGGGGAATTTGATTTTATTGAAGATAGTACATCAGAAAATGATATTATTACTTATTCTAAATTAAGTGAAAACTTAGTAAATACAAATGATGAAACATTTGCTGCTGCTATAAAAAAAATTAAATCTAGTGTTGATACTAAACCAGAAGAATTAATTAGTGTACCAACTAATTTGTCAAATACCGACAAATTATATGATTCATTTGTTAATATTCTTGATAAAAAGAAAGAAAATTTAACAACAAAACAATTTCAAATAAAATATAAAAATGAAATTGATGAATTAAAACAAATTTATAATACATTAAATATTTTAAAAAAACAAGAAAAACTATCAGACCCTGTTTTTAAAGTATTAAATAATAATTTTGAAAACATAGAAAATTATGATTTTCCAAAAATTTTTATGGAAATGAAACAATATATTATTGGTTATCTTTCAGGTGATATTAAATTTCTAATTGGAGAATTAAATAATAATATGCTTAAAGTTAAAGAAATTAGCCCAAAACTAAATGAAATATTGAAAACAAATAATGATTTAACTAAATATCATGATTTAAACTGTTTAGATAGTAATTATAAAAAAATAATTAAAATAACAGATATATTTAACGATTTACTAAAAAATAATTACTATTTTTATGAATTAGCAAATGATAATAAAAATAAAGTAAAATGGAATGAAATAAATAGTGAAATTAATTTATCTTTAGAATATTTAAAACAAAATTTAGATCCAAATATTATTAAAAATTATATTGAAAAATGTCAACTAGAAACTGGACAGATTGGTGGCAGTTCTTTAGATGAGTGGAAAAATATGAATATGAAAATAATAAATTTCTCTGAAGAAATAAATTTATTAAAATCAAATTATGATGAATATAAAAAGTTAATTATGAAGTTTAATATATTATATATCCAGTTATATAACCATCAATTATTTATAATAAATTATGTCAAATTAATAGTTTTTAATAAAGATTATAAAGTTTATAACTACATACCTAAGAAAACAGTAACTTATTACCATAACATTGTTAATAAAATATTAGATAGTATTAATGATTTTTCATCGGATATTAATTTTTATTTTTATAAAAACCATTTTGTTACACTTAATATTGTTAAAAAATTTTTAGATAAAATGATTAAATCTTATAAAACTGATAAAGTTAAAATTAATTTATATAGTAAAACTTATTCAGAAAATATTAAAAAGAATGTTTTTTTATTTAATGCATTCAAAGATTTATTAGATGTTTATAGTATTAATTATTCATTACCTGGTGCATTTATTTAGGCAGTTAAGTTTTTCTTTAAATTTTCAATAAGTGATGATGATATTGTTGATGGTGGTGCAGGAATATATTTCAATGCAATATTTAAAAAGAAAACAACTTCAACAATACCAACAAAGAAGAAAGTAATTCCATTTTCTAAAGCAACGTGACTAATTTCTTTGAATGTTAAATTTTTATTTTTGATCAATACAAATGTAACAAATATTAATATCATTACTATGAAAATATTAGTATGTACAATACTTTTAATTACTTGTTCATTAACTTTTTGTCTGCTTGCATCTTCTTTAGCAAATACTGATTTATAATAACTTAAATTAAAATTATCAGGAATTTGTTTTATTGCATTTTGAATAGTAGTCATATTTGTACTATTATCTGCATGTGTTTTATTTATAATATTTAAAATATTATTAGCAGGCTCACTATTATTTAATCCAGTTTTATTATTTAATCCTAATACATTAGTAATTGGATCAAATAAACCATTACTTGTATCTATTAAAGAATTGTTAGTATTCAAAGCAGTTATTGCTGTATGATATGATTCTTTAAGTTTTTTGTAATCGTTTTTAATACTTGGACTTTTAAATGCTGAATCAACTATATGAGTTATCTCTTCATTAATTACATTAGATGAAACTTTTCTTATAAAAAATATAAAAAATAATGATAAAATAGTAAATAAAATAGTTACATGTAATACTATATTAAAAAAAAATTCTCCTGATAATATTTTACCAGATTCAACAACTTCTGATATATCTTCCATTAGATTCTATGATAAAATAATTTAAATTAATTTAATTTAAATTAAATTATTTATAATATATATTATAATGACCAAAATTAATAAATCTAAGTTGGCGATAACAGTTATTAGTAATGTATTATTAATTTCACTATTTATTGGGTTCTTTTTTTTTACGTATGGAGGATATATTGAAAAAAAAGTAGTTAAAAGTCAAATGAAATTTTTAGCTGATGATATTTCAAACTATATTAAATTATCTGGTAAAATTACAACTAACTATGCAAGTAATTATATAAATAATTTAGAATTACCTGATTTAGAAGAAGAAGATCATGCCGCAGCTGAAGCAAATAAAAAAACTGTTAATAAAGCGATTTTTGCAAATATTGGGTTTTGTATATGTGCTTGTATTGTTATGGCTTTAATTTATTTTAAATCTAAAAAAGACTTTAATTTAAAAGAAATTCTAATTCAAAATTTCATTTTATTAGTCTTTATAGGTTTTACTGAATTTTGTTTCTTAACCTTTTTTGGAGCAAACTATGTTTCAATTAATCCTAGTGCAGTTAAAGAAGCAATTATTACAAACTTAGAAGAGTTAGATTCGGGAGACAATCATGCTAAGGGAGACAATCACGCAGTTAAAGCCCACTGATTTCAAGTGACTAATATAAAATAATATAAATATATTATCTTATTAATATTAATGAATGGAAATATACGCTCTATTGGTGAGCAAGCTCCACATAAATTTACTGTATATTCGTACAGTTTACAAGGAAGAAGAGATACACAAGAAGATCAACACATTGCTGTATTAAATTTAAATGGTGAAAATAAAAATATGAATAATATTAATTTATTTGGGGTATTTGATGGCCATGGAGGTAAAAAAGTATCTCATTTTTTAAAAAATAATTTACCAAACTTTTTTTTATCAAAATTTGAGAAAAATATTTTTCAAAAAAATGAAACATTTACCAAATATACAAACGAAGTATATAATTTATTACAAACAAATCTTAAAGAAAAACACCCACGAGCGGTTGAATATTGTGGATCAACTGCATGTATTGGTATTCAATCATTAGATAAAAAAGATAAAAATATATTATGGATTGTTAATGTAGGGGATTCACGAGCTGTATTATGTAATAAAAATGGTGAAGGAGTTCAATTATCAGTTGATCATAAACCTAATTTACCAGAAGAAAAAAAACGTATTGAACAACTAGGAGGAAAAATAACTTATGATGGATCAGATTGGCGTGTTAAATCGTTATCTTTATCTAGAGCATTTGGTGATTTGGATTGTTGTCCATATGTAACTCATCTACCTAATATTTATAAATATAAAATTGATCCAAAAGATAAATTTTTAATAGTTGCATGTGATGGTTTATGGGATTCACTTTCTAATAAAGCAGCTGTTGAGTTTATTAGAGATTTACAATTTAAAAACTTTACAGGAAATTATGCTAAAGAATTAGCAAATTATGGTTTACAAAAAGGATCATATGATAATATCACAGTTGTTATTTATTTTTTTTAATTTTTAACACAGTTGTTATTTATTTTTTTTAATTTTTAACACAGTTGTTATTTATTTTTTTTAATTTTTAACACAGTTGTTATTTATTTTTTTTAATTTTTAACACAGTTGTTATTTATTTTTTTTAATTTTTAACACAGTTGTTATTTA